TACTCGTGTCAACGTTTATCGACAGATAAACGATCCTGCGGTTCCGGCGAAATTTAATCCGAAAGAGTCTGTTCTTATTGGTAGTGTTCCTCCCACAGGTGGAACAATCGTCGATGGTGCTTCAGATCAAGAACTGAGTGACAAGGTTCTTCTCGTTGACGGTCTTCTATCAGACGAGTCGGTTCCTCTGCTACCCACTGAGAATACAGCGGATGAACTAGGTTATGTTTTAACCGGAGTAGTGGGAATTAAGGCTCCAGTCTTCGAGGGAGATCCGGTAAACATCTACATCATCGAATATGACGCTGCATCTCAGGCTGAACTCCGAGATTTTCTGGGTCATGGAGATGATGGTGTTGTTCAGGGTTATACAAAGGATGATGGCTTTTATGCGTTAGATCTTCACGAAGCGGCACTTCGCTATCTAGCAAAGAATATCAGCATTACCACGAAAATCACGTATAACACACGTGATACGAACAGTCACGTGGGCCAGATTGTTCCATTCTATCTTGGTCCGCCGGATGCCATTAACGGTGATTTTGACATTCAGACGGTCAACATTGGTCGATTTGAACAGCAGAGTTCTCCTGTTTATTCGGTAGAGATTTTACCGAAGAAAAAGGTGAGCTTTGAAGATCTGTTAATCGGCAAAAAGAATACCACTGTATCCGGAAGCGGAGGCGGGGACGGAACTAAGACCGGCAGTTATTCGACATCCGGGGGAGTTCCTCATAACCCTGGAGGGGGATTTGGGAAATCCGGTAGTCCTGGTATTCCTGGTCCCCAGGGCTCCCCCGGACCAGCAGGGCCGACAGGATCTGAAGGACCGCCTGGAGCAACTGGACCCCAAGGTCCTATTGGTCCCCCAGGACCAACAGGTCCTACCGGCCCTACTGGTCCGGGTGGACCCACGACAATTGATGTTGGAACGACTACGACCGGTGCTCCGGGAACACCAGCAGATGTCGTTAACTCCGGAACGACGACTGCTGTTATTCTCGACTTTACGATTCCAGCTGGTGTTCCAGGTGCAACAGGTCCTGCTGGACCAGCTGGTCCTCCTGGAGCTGATGGCGCCGATGGTGTTGGCACACCCCTCGTATTAGGGGAAACACCTACTGGAGCCATCAATGGAACGAATACCGTCTATGCGACCGCGGATGACTACACTGACCTCGCAGTGTATCTTAACGGCGTCAGACAGACTCTCGGCGGTGATTACAACGAGACTACAACGACTTCCTTTACCTTTGTCAACCCGCCAGTTCCTGGTGACATCATTCGAGTTGACTACGGCCTTATCAGTGGTGGCGGCGGTGGCACTGGGGGTGGTGGGGATATTCGTTCTGATGGTACAGTTCCTTTTGCTGCTAACGAGTCTTTTGGGGGATTTAACGCCACCAACCTTGCCGATCCGGTAAATGCTCAAGATGCGGCGACGAAAGCCTACGTAGATTCTCACACGCCATCTGGAGCTATCTTGGCGAACGGCACCGTGCCGTTCACAGCGTCTCAGTCATTAGGAGGTAATAAGCTCACCAATGTTCAGGATCCTGGTAGTCCACAGGATGCGGCGACAAAAGCCTATGTAGATGCTCATAGCAGTAGTGGAACTGGCGATATTCGTTCGGACGGAACGGTGCCATTTGCTGCGGATCAGTCGATGGGGAGTCATAAGCTCACCAATGTAACTGATCCTTCATCTGCACAGGATGCAGCGACGAAAGCCTACGTAGATTCTCATAGCGGTTCTGGTCCTCATAACTTACTGTCAACAACTCATACCGATACGACTCCGGCAGCGCCAACTAAAGGTGCTCTTATTACATCGGATGGAACTACTTGGCTTCGGAAGCCTGTAGGAGCAGATGGTTTAATTCTCACCACTGATAGTTCGAAAACAGACGGTTTAGACTGGAAATCGGTTGGTGCGGGAGCGACGGGTGCATTTGTCTATCGGGCCACACCGTATCCGCTTACGTCGGGTGTGCCGACGGCGATGCCGTGGGACGGTGTCGAATATAACCCTGATGGGTCGTACTCTAGTTCGTTTCCTACACGTCTCACCTGTATGGCGTCAGGTCGCTATGCCGTAACCGGCCAATACATGAGTGAGCAGCAAACTGCTACCGGCATCTTTCGCATTCAACTCCGGAAGAATGGATCGCTGGTTATTGCGGATGCGATTGGTGGACTTGGCGGCGGTGGTGGCAACTGCACGACGTATGTCAATCTAACTGTTGGAGATTTTGTTGATGCGGTATTCCTCAATGGTGAGAATGCGGCAACGATTCGTAACGCGCTGTCGGGTCAGGGCGCGTGTTTTCTCCGGATGCTGGCAGTTAATGCGGCGGGCGGAAGTGGTGGGGGTGGAGGCGGTGGTTCTACAGTTCTTACGACTTGGGATGAAGTTCCGACGGGAGCAGTTGACAGCACGAACAAGATTTATACCACGTCGTTGAACTTCATAAATCTACGAGTATTTCTGAATGGACTTCGGCAGCATAACGTGTCAGATTACAGCGTCACAAGCGGGAATACGTTCACGATGGTCAATGCGCCGATAACAGGTGATTCTATCACCGTAGACTACGAGCAGAGCTAATGGCTACAGCGATTGTTTCTGGCGTCATGTGGAACGGCACGACTGCTGACTTTCGAACTTGGGGTTTGATGGTTAGCACTCAACTTGCTGCCATGGGCCTCGTGCAGACGTCAGACACCGGACAGATCAATTGGACAACCGTAGTTCCTCCGTCTGGTACCAACACATCAGCAGGATATGAAATCTGGCGTTTTAATGACGTCCTACAAACGACGGCGCCTGTCTTCTTAAAAGTAGACTACGGGTCTGCAGCTCTCAATATCCGTCCGTCTGTCTGGTTTCAATTTGGACGTGCGACAAACGGTGCGGGAGCACTTCAAGGTTCTGTTTCACCGCAGTATAACGTCAATCACGTTACGAATTTTGCTGGTTCATTCACCCACTATTTTGCGGGAGGCCCGAATCGATTCTTTTGTCTTCTTGGCGGATATAATTCAGGAAACGTGTGGGGCGGCGTATCTTTTGAGCGTAGCAAAGATGCATCGGGTAACGATACAGGAGAAGCTATTCTTGGCATTCAAGGGGGGTCTTCTGGCGCAGGCTGGGCACAATTTGCATGGAATACTTCAACCGGAGCTACGACAGAAAGTGCAAGTTCATGTGGTGCGTTACTTCCGGCAGTGGGAACTGGCGCATCTGGCTCACAAATTAGCTTTTATCCGATTTGGCATAGCAAAGGTGTCTTTCATAATCCCGGCATGAATGCTCTTGTTTACTTTAACAGCGACGTCGGGGCAGGCACACCGATTTCAGTGACCGTGTATGGATCTGCTCATACATACTATCCACTTGGAACTGGACTTTGGTCGGTAGGAGCAATACGTGCGGCAACGGCGACCAGTCTTCTTGTTCGATGGGAGTGAATGATGGGTTACTTTGGAATGGCCCTGTCGAATAATGACGTGAGCACAGATGCGGCTTTCCGCATCTGGGGTTCAATGATTAGCACGAAGCTAGGTCAGTGCGGACTCGTGCAAACAACAGATACTGGACAAATTGATTGGGTGACCGTCACTAAACCGCCCGTATCAGCTAATGCTGTATCCGGATATGAAATCTGGCGTTTCAACGATTCTTTTCAGTCGACGACACCGGTCTTCATTAAGATAGAATACGGTTGTGGAAACAATACGAGCTTTCCTGGTATCTTCGTAACAATCAGTAGCGGAAGCAATGGGAGCGGAACACTAACGGGAACGACGACGACTCGAATGTCTGTCCGTGGCTACTCACCAGCGTCCGCTGCCTCGGCTTGCTATTTTTGTGGAGATACCGGACGTTTCTGCATGTCACTTTGGATTGGTAGTTCACAGGGTGCCAATGCTGGTATGTTCTTTTCAATCGAACGGACCGTAGACGCGGGTGGTAATCCAACGTCAGAAGCGGTTCTCGTGTGCGCACGCGAGGGCCAAGTTAGCGGAGGATGGTATCAGCAAGCGTGGGCTCCTCTGGGTCCGATTACCGCGCAAGAAGGAAGCATGGGCTGTTTAGGACCAGCAGCCTCTTCAGCTTCGGGTGGTGGACAAATCGGTATCTTTCCAGTGCTGTTTACGAAAGGAGAATTCTATAATCCAATAATGAACGTAATGGGATATTGCACGGGTGATATTACGGCATTGTCTACCATCAGTTTGAGTCTGTATGGATCTGTGCATACGTTTCTTCCAATGGGCACGACTCTCCCCGGACCGATTCAACGAGTTAGTGGTGGCGGACTTTTGATGCGATACGAAAGCTAATGCCCACCTACAAAGTTGATACTCTGAACGTTGCGAAGTCTTACTCGCGTGTAATGCGCGTGGCATACGAACATGGTGTGCCCGGCCCTTCCGTGCCTGGAACATTTCCTGACGTGTGGGCTCCTCAATATCGAGCTACGCTTTACGTTCCGCCTCCGCCACCTACTTACTCTCGACAGATCCGCGGTGATACGCAGATCAAAAACGAAACGATTAAGAACGCACAGATCTCGCCGACGGCGGCAATCGCCCTCAGTAAGCTCGAAAAACTTCCGCTTCATAACATCTCCGCTGATGTCAATGCGCCCGCGAAGGGCGACATTCTCGTTTCAGACGGTGTCACGTGGAAACGAAAGTCAGCTGGAGCTAATACAAGAGCTCTTATAGCTGACAGTTCAAAAGTAGACGGATTAGATTGGGGCGGCACTACGCTTCCAACCACCATGGTCAAAGGCGATGTGCTAGTCTCAGATGGAACCACGTGGAAGCGTAAGGCGGTAGGAGCTGATGGAACAGCCCTAAAGTCAGATAGCACGAATGCTGACGGTGTCTCATGGGGCACTGTGGCATCGAGCGGTGGGGGTGGCGGCTCCGGCGGCTCGATGATTTTCATCAGTGAAGTCGTAGCTGCAAACGTTGCTCAGGTAGATCTGACCGGCATTACAGCGGCATATGATGAATACGTGATTGAAGTCATCGACGCGGCACCAGTATCGAACGGCAGTTTGCAGATGCGCGTGTCTTCGGATGGTGGAGCAACGTTTGATACTGGATCGAATTATCGATCTTCCGTTTATCAAACTAATGAAGGTAGTTTCTCTGCCAACCTCAATCTTGGGGCAACGACACTATTCACGCTAGCGAATGGCGTGATCAACACGGCGGGGGTTGGAGCAGCGAATGGTCGTGTGACGCTGTATAGTCCGGCGAGCGCCGTGCAGAAGCGGACATTGCAGCACTTTGGCGCACTTTCGACGGATGGAAACTTCTATAATCAAATCGGCGCGGGTCGATATTCATCAAACAGCGTCATCAATGCCGTTCGGATCTTTTTCTCTTCTGGCAGTATTGCGTCTGGTCTTTTTCGTCTCTATGGCGTAGCGAAGCTCACACCTGGTGTAGCGGGGACTGGTGCGCTGGTCTTTCTTAAAGAGCAGATCGCAGCAGCATCAGCTACGCTGGACTTCACATCAGTCATCACGTCTGCGTATGACGAGTATGAACTTACGCTGAATGGCCTGATGCCCGCAACAAACGCCACGAAGCTCATCATCCTTGTCTCGACAGATAATGGGGCAACGTGGCTTAGTTCCGGGTATCGCTACTCGCTCCGTTACTTTGGAGATGCGGCAGATAGTGGCTCCGGCGGAAATTCAGCAAATGATAGCAAGTTTTTGCTCTATGGTGATTTTTCTACGACAGCGGGTGTCCCCGGTGGATATGGAACGATTCGCCTGCACATCAGTGGGGGACATCTCTATGCTTATGGCTTCATTGTAGGCGGACATACGAACGGCAATCGCTATCGCTTCGACTTCATGGGCACGATTCCACAGACGGTGAATGCGATACGTGTCAAGTTGGACATTGGGAATATTGCGAGTGGATGGGCTCGGATGTATGGCCTTGCGAGAACCGCTGTGACCGTCCCGACGAATCCACTCTTCACCCCGCCAACTGATGGCGCCTTCTCGTGGGTGAATCAGGGCACCGCAACGATCGACGTATTGCCGGATTCAATTACTATCACGTCACCGGCTGACACCAACAACAACATGAGGATGCGTGTCAAGAATGTGTTGACTGCTCCTTACACTGCGACTGCATACCTCGAGTGCGCGCTGATGGACAAGAACTATCTCGCATATGGAATGTGTTTGCGAGATGGTAGCGGCAACATCATTCGTCATACCGTCTATGGCGGCACTGGTTATATGTGTCAAGTCGCGAAGATGACGAGTCCGACGGTGTTTGTTTCTGTCTATATCGATACAATTCCAGTGAAGCGTCTTGTTCGATGGTTTCGAATCGTGGATGATGGAACGAATCGTTCCTTTTGGATTTCTGAAGATGGCGCGCATTGGATGTCGATGTATTCTGGTAGTCGCACAGATTTTCTTACAGCCACACAGATTGGCTTTTTCTGCGAAGGCAATAATAACGCGACACCGAATTATCCGGTGATCGTTACTCTTCGTTCTTGGAAAGAAACGCAACCGTAAGAGAGGACTATCATGGCCGTTACAAAGATTCGTGGTAATCAGCAGATTATCAACGCGACGGTCACTGCTGCGCAGGCCGACGGGACGATCATCAAGGCTGACGGGACAAGTAACTTCACGGCTGATCAGTCCATGAACAGCCACAAGTTGACGAATCTTTTGGCGCCTGCGTCTGCGAATGATGCAGCGACGAAAGCGTATGTTGACTCTGTGGCGTCTGGCTTGGACGTCAAAAATTCAGTCAGAGCGGCTTCTGTAGCCAACGTCTCGCTGACTGGTACTCAGACAATTGACGGTGTAGCGCTGATTGCTGGTGACCGAGTTCTGCTCAAGAATCAGACTACCGGCACAGAAAACGGCATCTACACTGTCTCTGCCAGTGCATGGGCACGAAGTGTCGATGCAGATACATCGGCAGAAGTAACCTCAGGCATGTTCACCTTCGTCGAGGAAGGGACAACGCAAGTAGGAACAGGCTGGGTTCTCAGCACGCCGAATCCTATCACGCTTGGAACCACGGCACTGACCTTTGCGCAGTTTTCGGCTGGTGCTGCGTATGTGGGTGGCAACGGTTTGACACTGACGGGAAACGTGTTCGACGTGAACGTATCCACCACGGGTGGCATCCAGATCACGTCAGACAACCTCAACATCAAGCTCGACGGCACATCACTTTCCGTCGGCACGAATGGCTTGAAGGTCAACCCGGCGAAGTTCATCGTGCGCGAGACTCCCTCAGGAACTATCGACGGAGCCAACACTGCTTTTACCCTCGCGAACACGCCCATCGCAGGAACTGAGCAGGTCTATCTCAATGGTCTGCTTCAGGAGCCGGGCGGTGGTAACGACTATACGATCAGTGCAGGAACCATCACGTATCTGACAGCGCCGGTGTCTGGAGATCGTCTGCGAGTGTCTTACATTATCGCATAGGTGACTTATGCCTCGCACTGAAGTTCGTGGCGGTCAGATTCGAGATACGACGGTAGGTCGCGATGACTTGATTATCGCGACCTCTGGTCAGGCTGTTGTTACTCGACTTATTGCGGGGACGAATATTTCACTGGTGTCTTCTGGAGCAGATTCTGGCACGGGAGATGTGACTATTTCCTCTACAGCGAGTGGGACTGGAAACGTGGTCGGACCAGGTTCATCAGTTACGAGTAATTTAGCGTCTTTTGGAGATACGACTGGCAAGTTAATTGCAGATAGTGGTGTAGCTATTTCAAATGTGGTGTTGAAAAATGCATCGAATACGTTTGCTGCGGGTACAACTCAGTCTATGGAGGTATTAACATTTTTTAGTCGAGCGACTAATCCTACAATAACTGGGCCAACTATGTATCTTTGGGACGGTTCTAGTTTGTCAAAAGAAAATCCAAATTATGATCCAAGACTAGCGAGTGGTAATATCTTTAACATGGTTATCGGTGCTGGAGGTATGGACTGGCGAGCCCTTTCTGGCGGCTCGGATATGCAATTATATTCAGGAATTTTAACATTACCACGTGGAGGCGTGACGTGTGTTGGCAGCAGTGTTGTCTGGTTTAGTGGAAGTACAAATACGAGTGGTTCTATGGTAGGTCTTCGACTAATAAATCTTAGTTCGGCAGTCAATACTAATATACAAATCAATTTACAAAACGATGCTACAAAAGTGGCGAAACTTCAGCTAGCATCGAGTGCGTTTGGCAATGGAGATAGTGCCACGGCTTTAATTGCTCCTGCAGACTTGAGTCTAGTAGCTGCTTCTACGGGAACTCTCACACTTGGCACAGGCAGTAGTGCTTCTTTGCAGATAACTGCTAGCAATGCAACTTTTCAGAATCTGAAAACTACCATTGCGAGTAATGGTCTCGCCTTTACTGGCACGGTGGCGAACATCAGTGGTATGTCAATCTTTCCGTCATCGAATACGCTAATCTTCTCTTGCGGCACGTCAGGCTTTGTTTGGAATAATCAGGCGAATAGTGCAACTATAATGGCACTGACGAACGCAGGTGCTTTTCAAGTCAATGGAGGCATCACATGCGCTGGTCCGATGACGGTTACAGGCACTTTCAGTGGTGCGGGTATTCAACAAGTTCAGGGTGGATATATCTACCCCGGACGTAATGATGCAGGCGGGAATTATCAAACGACATGGTATCTGACATCTAATTCCACGTGGGGCTTAGAAACAAATACGAATATCCATGCTGTTGGTGGCTTTTACTCAGGGACGGGTATTTATCAAAACGCTGGTTACTATATCTATCCTGGCTCCATAAGTGGTTATGGTGCATGGCAAAGTAGTGCTTATCTTGCTTCGCATCAGACTTATGGACTCTACTCTAACACCGGCTGTTATTTTGATTCTGCGGCACCGCTGTATTCATCCACTCATTATCTTACAGGAGCTCAAGGCGCTACGGCTTATAGCTGGCAGATTGATGGAGACACATACATCAAGAACGATACGGCGAATCGCCTTATGTTTGTTTGTGGTGGGTCAATTATTATGTATATGGGCTCTGGAGCTTATATACATCCAGGTGGAGACAATACGCATTGGTGCGGACATCCATCACTTCGGTGGTCTGTAGTTTACGCGGCGACTGGCACGATCAATACGTCAAATCGTCGAGAAAAGAAAGACATTGAAGAAACAATTTATGGCTCGTGGTTTTTGCGTTTGCTCAAACCAGTAGACTATCGCTGGATTAAGGATTCAGCTCGAGGTCACGGTCTTATCGCTCAAGATGTTCAAGCTGTAGCACCAGACTTTGGAGGCTTATCTTTGAATGATGAAGGTGAGGCAGTGGGCCTGAACTATGCATCATTCACAGCGGCACTCGTTAAGGGTTGGCAGGAGTTAGATCAACGACTGAGGAGACTTGAAAATGGCCAATGATTCCTACACGCAGCAGATGCTCGCTGCGGACAAAAACTTTCTGCTTCGAGTCCGAGCAGCTTTGTCTTCCGTCGCGTGGCAGGTATCAGCCGAAGCAGACACGACTCCAAATCATGACAAGCGTTCTGCTTACGCTCGCATGGTGCTCGACAATCTCACGAACGTTTCCATGAATATCGCACCGTGGCTCGTCATGCGTCCCAATTTGATGTCTTTTGCCACGTCGTTCGATTTCAAAATGGCTTCAGTAGTCACAGCAAGCGGCGATCCAGACATCGAATCTCAGCTCATGTCGGACTGGGATTTTCTGTCTTCTAACATGCCAGCGGTGGTGCCATGACATTCACATTAGAATTCGTCGGCGATCGAGCAAAGACCCGTTTCGAGAAGCTCTACGTCGGCTTCATCATTGGAGGAAATATTCTCCATCAGGACAAGTCTCGCACGCGCGATGATCGTGCGAAGGAAGCTGGCGTTCTTCGTCAACTCAAATCCGTTTCCGTGGAAGCACCTACTTCCCTCGACTTAGGGATGCGTGCGCTCAACGGCGGACCGGGGAAGATCCAACTCGATGCTAAGCAATACGAGATTCTCAAGAAATACGTAGAAGCTGCTCCGTTCCCCACTCAGGATAGCGACGATGTCGACGACGCTCTCGATTGGCTGTGTTCAGCAAAGGGGGAATAATGCCCAAGATGAATGAACAAGCGGATGTGATCATGGGCGCGGGTGGAGTGCCCGGATCCTTCAACGGAACATCGTATCCTTTTCCAACATACGGTCGAGGAGCTTTTATCAATCCCAATAAGCTCATCGTCGCGCAGTCTCCGACAGCAGCACTCGGCTTCTGGGATCGTGGAACTCCTATTTGCAAGACCATCCAACCCCTCGTTTACGCGAACGCGGTCGCAGGTGGAGGTGATCAATGGATCGCAATGGGAGAAGTTCCCGACGGGTCTCGCGACTCGTATCTCTTCGGAACCATTCCAAATCTTCGCTACGCAGGCTTCGGCGACGTCGCATTCGACGGGACAATCGCCTTCAAATCGGTTTACCAGTCCAACAACGGAATCACAATCATTCCGCCGGGTGCCTTTCGGCCACCCTCGTTGAACTGGCCTTACGAAATCCCACCGGACTGGATCAATTTGCCCGATGCGTTCGTTCCTTACGATCTTCAGGCTCTCCCTGGTGGTAAGGCTCTGTGGCGTTATGGAGCCTATGGCATTCCAATGATCAAGCCGTATTTCGATGCGATGGGCACAAAGCTCATCACGACGTCGGATGGAACGGTTTGGATATGCTATTGGTCAAACGGACGTCCCGGACTGATCCTTCAGCCGGACGGCGCCGACGAAGGTTTCGTGCTCGAAGAGCGCGGTGTAGCATTCAATCACGATGCCGTCGCAATCGGCAACGAGATATATGTCGCGTCCTCGTGGACTCAGGGCGAAGGGCCAAACGATATCGTTCTGCTCAAGGCCAGTCGACGTGGAGGCGTCACATATCTGCGTGACGTTGATCCCAACCGAGTTGTCCCTCGTTGGACTCGATTCAGCCAGCCGAAGCCTCCAGATCCCGAACCGCCGCCGATCGTCGAACAGCCGGTTCTGACGATTGCGTCCTACGAGGTCACAGGCCCACTTCAGTGCTACGCCCTCGCTGAGCTGATCAAGGGTGATTTCCGAACCTTAACGTGGTGGTATCGTCCACTGGGTGCGACAGACTGGATCTTTGCCGTCACGAATCCAGCATATGATCTGGATCACACCTATCACTTCGACAAGGCCGGTGACTATGAAATCAAACTCTCAGGTAAGGATACCCAGGGAAACAATGCTGAAACTGGGCGTCAGAGGGTTGTCACCGTCACTGAACCTATCGTGCCGCCTGAGCCAGTGCCGATACCTCCAACGACTCCCGGTAAGATCCCACCCATTGGCGATGATGAGATCATCGAGCTTGCGGAGATTTACGATTCGCAACCAGTGAATCAACCGAAGAAGGATTCAGACTACTTCCGCGATAACGAGTATTATGGCCTCGGCTATGCTCGTAATCGCACGTATCTGGATCATCCGACGGCTCGCGACCAATACGAATACGCAGCGTCACGCGACGCGTATTACGATCAACTCCCACCGGGCATGTTCACCAACGATGAAGTGATCGACGTGTCGCAGCGGTTCTGCGATCGCTACAAGGAGATCGGTCACTATCAGCAGCAGAGCCGATTTGAAAACGGTCGGGATCAAACCTACTACGCGATCGACTACGCGCGCCAGCGCGAAGCTGGCAAGGATCATGAGCGTGCCATGCAGCAGATGGAACGCGACATGTGCGCCGAAGCCGGTCTTCCCGATCCTTATCCGCCGCCTCCCGGTCCGCCCATCGAGGGAAGGATACGGGTAGTCAGTCGACGTTTTCAGCATGAAGCAGGCTGGTTCCCGTGGCGCGGGATTTCAGACCTCAGCGCCATTTCTTACGTCAAGCGCGGAGTGCCGACCCAGCTGGCAGAACGCCTCGATAACTACCGATCGTCCTTCAGAACAGTAGTCCGGTGTTGCGGGATGCTCTCGTGGTCGGGCAACGACTTCTCGCCTAGGGAGTCGGGTTACTGGCAGTGGCTCGAGGATACCTACAGCCTTATCACGGCTCGAAGCATGTATATGGAGCTCTGCATGTTTGCAGACGCTCAGATCATCGTGCCCGATCCGAACGAACGGAAGGCTTGGCTGGATCAGTTTGCGAATTTCATCAAGAGTCACGAAGGTGTGATTCCGCAGATTGCCAACGAGCCTTTCAAAAATGGCTGGAGCGGGGCGCTAGATCCAGCACTCCTTGATCTTGCGGAACGACTAGCGTCGGCCCTCGGTCACCGTGATTTTAGCATTGGTGACCCACAAGATGGTGACAACCCGGATGCCAGCGCGGAGACGACGGCAGCTTGCATTGAACTCTCAAAACGCAGCAACATCGTGCCGATGCATCCTGATCGAAGCCAGCATGGAGATCAGTCGCGATGGCGCCGATGGATCGATCACTTGGAAGGCTTTACGGATGTCCTTTCACAGCTATCTGGTCAGGCTACCATCGTCCTTGACGAACCGATGGGGGCCGGACCCGAGTATATTGACGGTCGTCGTGACAACGATCCAGACGCGTTCGTGGCGGCACAAACGGTCGGCCTCTGCACGACCATGGGTTATACGTACCACTGGATTGTTGAGGAGGGACTCAACTCAGGAAGTTTACCCGGTGTTAAACCGGACTTTCTCCCGCATATTCCAGTGTCGTCAGATTGGTCGTATCGGAATGATTCCTGGGCTGGATCACCAACTAACGGAATTACTTGGACCGGGAAGACGGGTAAGATGCGTTCCCTTGTCCGAGGAAACCAAGCCTGGACGGTAGCCTACGGAGAAGGAGACTGGAATTCCGTGAAGTGGCGTGACGGCTATCATCCGACGGTCGTTTACGTGACTCCACGATGTTGTGTCTGGTCTGTGAATCAATGACCATAACTCTTGAGCTTATCGGTGTTCTTATACTGATAGGCTTTGCATTTTGGGATCTCTATTGGAGAGATCGAAAGAAGCGATAGGCGGAGAAAGGGAGCACGGGGATGCTCCCTTCCTCCTGGCCGTACGCGACTCCCGTCCATAGCAAGAGTGGCGCACGGATCTCTATTCCTCAGTCAGCGCAGCCACCCAACCCTGAGTGGTCCACTTCGCAATCTCTTCCTTATTTCGAATCGCCTTGATGATTATGTGGTCAATCGTCTTCTGACCTTGGGGTCCGGTCGCCACACAGTCGAAGTAGCTAACAGGCGATTTCTGCCCCGGCCGATGGATTCGGTCGTCGCTCTGAAGCCGTTTGTAGAGACTGTAATCGCTACTCATATAGTAAGCGATCTTTGCGGCCGATAGATTAATGCCGACTGCCCCAGCTCCAGGCGTCGCGATGACTACTACAGGTTGGCTAGGCGACGTCCTAGGATCGAGAAGCGTAAGTGAAGCACTGCGCTCCATTCGCTTCTGATTTCCCCAGATCAAACCAGTCCGAACATTGTAGTACTTGTTATCTTGAAGAGCTTTGTAGAGTCGTTCCACTTCTGGACGAAATCGACTGAAAACTACCATCTTCAATAGTTTGTCTTCAAGCAACTGCTCATCCAGCCAGTTGAGGAAATAATCGAGTTTCTCGCGGCCCACATCGCGAACCGCTTCAATCTGCGACTCCTTTTCTGGGTCTTCTTCATCGAAGGTTTGCAGCCCGCCGAGGAATCCGGACGTCAACTGAGCTAGGCGCATAACCTTAACGATAGCCTGAGGCGCCGTGCAGTATTCCTTTCCGAGCCAAGTGACGAACTCGTCTCGCATCTCCTTGTAGTGTCCCCAAGTATTACTCGTCATCGGCACGGTCAGCGTGACTGGGGGCATTTTCGGAGGAAGATCGATACAATCCTCCTTTAGACGACGGAGGACATACGGCGCAAATCGTTTCTGAAGATCTTCGAGATTTACCCAGCCGACAACGACCTTTCCCTGCCATCCGCCCATAACCGCGTAACGCGATCTAAAAGCCGCGAACGTCGGGCAGCCTAGAATCGTGCTATCCATCATCTTGCCTTGCGAATACATATCCATTGGACTGTTCGCGATGGGCGTGCCGTTCAGCAGAACGACTCGTCCGCATTTTCGTCGCAAGATGAGACAGGCTTTAGTCTGAAGAGCCGTATGGTTCTTAATGGCCCACGATTCATCCAAGATTAGTAGGGTCTTAGGGGAGCAGTAGGACTTGATTTGGGCGAGACGATCGGGCCGACGGATGAAATCGTAGTTCGTAATAATCCACGGCAGAAACGGTTTCTGCTCTTTTTGGCCGTGCCACCACCCTCGATTAGTGGCGTGAAACTCGATCACACGAACGTTGACTCCTTCCCATAGATGTTTGGTCAATTCCCCTAATTCAGGATCGAACCAGACGCCACGAACTGGAGCCGGACAAACGACCAACACTTTGTTGATCACGCCCATCAGGAACATGACTATCGCGGCGTCAATCGCCTGTTTAGTTTTTCCAGCGCCCATCTCATCTGCGAGGAGAAAGAAGGGTCGCTGAACTAGTTGTTCTACACCGATAACCTGATGATCGAACGGTTTGATGCGACAGTTTTGTAAAAGTTCTAGGGCCGGATTTGTCACATGTCTGTCTCCGAAAGTCGACGATTTTCTTCGTCGATTTCTTTTTGAAGTCGGTCTACGTAGTTTTCATCAGCTGAAATGCCAGCTTCCGCTGCCCGCCGACGACGCTCTTCTTCCTGCTTTTCTTCTTTGACGATTTTCTCAATGAAGTCCGGTTTGGTAAAGTCTGACGACAGACCGAGTGTAGTGGGGCCTTTGCCCCAGCCTTTGACCGTGGTTCCCTTTCGGTCACGCACGCTCATGACCCGGAATCCCATCCGCTGGAGTATGGCTTGAGCGCGTTCCTGATGCTGTGACGTTCGTCGCTCCACCGGCACTCCAAGAGTTTCCCAGAGCTCGTCAGGAGCAAGACGAGCGGTGTCAGCAAAGTGGAATTCGAGAATAGGTTCCCACGGATCGACAGTTCGGCGTCGTTCTTGTTGGAGCGTGGCGTGATCGTATAGATGTTGAGGAAGTCTGATTGACTCATGTTGTTTAGCCCTCACCATTGCTTCCGCCCACATCTGATCCCGTTCACTGATGATAAGCTCGATGTCAAATCTCTCTAATCGAACAGGCCAGAACCTACGGTTCCCGGTTGGGTCTTGTAGATATTGATAGTCGTTGGTGGTGCCGACGATGACAAATTGCCGAGGCTGCGACAACGGCAATCTCGCATAAGCCATTCTTACAGGACCATCCACCTGCCTCGAGAGCATGGACTTTAAGTGCTCTCGCTGACCCTTTCGCATACCAGACAGTTCGGCTGCTTCGATGATCCACTTCCCCTGCGTGCGCTCGATGATTTGCTTAGCATCGACGTCTAAGGGCAGGTCATCGGAAAACCAACTCTCTTCGGGGCACAGGGCACGAAGCACAGACGACTTCATTTGCCCCTGTTGACTCTCAAGAACCAGCAGTTCGTCGAACTTACAGCCTGGCATGAGGATACGATCCACAGCGGCTATAAGAACTAGACTGCTAATTTTTTGAACGAATTCTGTGTTGGCGGCTTTGGCGCTGCGAATCAGCCACGTATCGATTCGGGGCTGTCCATCCCACTGGAGATCGTTGAGGTAGGTCTTAACGGGATGCACCTGATTCTTGTCGGCAATATCAGATAGCACCACGTCAAAAAAGTCCGGCATTGGGCGAAAGTGAAATTCGCGGTCAATGTCCAGCCATATTCTATTCCGGATTCGGTCTTCAAGGGGTCCGTGGTAATTTCGATATTGAACTTGAGGTCGTTGACAGAAGGCATCGTAATACAGCTTGACGTTGAGCTTGTCTAAGGCCCGTCGAATGTTCTCTTGACTGTTGGCCAAGACTTTATCATTCTTTTGGTCTTGGACAAAGATTGAATTTCCGGTGTTCCAGATACGTTGAAGGGTAAGGACGAACTTGTCACCGTCAATCATCAACTCTTTGAGACCACTCGCTGCTCGAACCGGCAAATCTTCTCCACGACGGTACGTAGACTGAATGGCGCCCATTCTATCCAAGACTTCGGTATCGTGGACATAATACGCGGCAGCTTTGATAATCTTGAACATCTCTTCTTCCGTAATCTTGAGCGCACGAAAGAAGCCTGCAAGACTCAAACCCCAGTCATGTCGATTGCCGGGAGGATTGTAGTGGCGAGCAACGAGGGCTGCGGTGACGACGAGCTTAGCGGCTCGCAGCAGTACTTCTGCTTCTACTGCTGCCGGTTCACCGAGGTCGCTTACCCATCTTATTTCTCCCCCACTCGGATGAATCGAGGGAGGGACCATCGTCTGATTGTTGACGCGAATTTCTAGGATAGTGGCCTTCTTAGCCTCTTCCTGTGTCAAGTCCCGAAAGAACTGACCTTTAGAAAATTCGGAGTTGTAAAACCAATGACGAGGTTGAGCATTTCTCCCAAAAACGAGACCTGTAGGCGGCAGAAAAACTGAGGCCATCGCTACAGCTTCTGGACAGTCGCAATCTACATCAACGAGGCCGTTGATAGTTTTGAGCCCAATGTTACTGTTGGGCTTAAAGTGCTCGACACCAAACGTCCGCTCAGGCCAGTTGGGTTCGTTACATAGCTTTGAGCTAGACGCTAGTGGAACAACTTCCCATCCTCGTGAAATGTAGAGCGCAGCAGCATCTTTGATATTTGCTGGCAGCTTCTCCAAAACACGCACGCTCCGTGAAAAGTCGAAATGGCCATTCTCGTGAAAAGCCTTGTTATTCTAACACCTGTGTAAATCTCAGGCAAGGGAAATTTGCAGAATAAACCGGACGTATTAAAACAGTACACGACCTGCTCACTATGATTCTCGGACGACCCTGTGAGCGCCGTTTTAAGCGGCTCAAAACGGCGCCCATAGTGTCTTAACCCCACACACGGCAAAACGCGCTCACGGGGCTGTGAGGCCCCCTCACGTGCCTTCTGCGCGTGGTCCGGCGGCACGCCGGACCGGGCGCAAAAGGTGTGAGAAATTAGTACCCAGCGTTCCCGTAAGGGGTTCCTGGTAGGAGCTTAAACGTCGTTGGATCGAGGATCTTCGCAAGACCGCCGGGGTCCAGCAACCAGTTCGTCGCCGGGTTCGGCCACTTGATCGTGCGCTCCGGCGTCTTCTCGATCACGTTGCCACGCCAGTCCTGCACATCCGTGTAGTTGTTCAGCGCGGGCTCGCCCACCGTGCTGTCGGTGCCCGAGATGCCGTACGACCCGGACAGCGCGATGTTCTCGACGAACGTGATCGGCGACTGCACCGCCTTCGTCCAATCCGGTGGTTTCGACGCATCGCTCCGCGTATCGCCCAGCCGCATCATCACATACGTCGTCTTCGGCAACGTGTTATTCCGGATCGACAACGCCGTCGCCACGCCGTTGCTAATCCCGAATCCCAGCGGCGAGTCTTCGAACAGGTTGTGCTCAATCAGCATGGTCTGACTCTGCTGACTCGGGTAGTTGTTGTCGTAGCCGAGGATCGACAGCGCACAGCCTTCCTTGCACCGCTTCGTGTGATTCCCGCGCACGATGACGTCATCCACGATGGCCCACGGCGTTCGGCCATACTGGTTTCGTACAGTCAGCACGATCGGATTGCCGTCCTGCCCGCTCCTCCAGCAGCCATCGGCAGTGTTACCCTCCATCAGCACTCGCTTCGCGTTTTTGAGCTCCATCGCGTTCTTCACGACTGGGAACGCGGCGAGGGCTTCGGGTGTCAGATTGCCGTCTTTGTCAAAAACGACCTTGACACCCTTCGTGTTTGTGACCGGACGCCAGCTATCGGGCTTGAAGAACGTATTGTTTGTGATACGGATGTCAGCAGGCACGCAGTTTGGGATGTTGACGTCGCTGCCGCCGGTAATGATTCCCTCACCTGAAGCTTCTACGTAGCAGTTATCGACGATATACGGACCCGGACCGTTGTTGATCCAGATGCCATTGCTATCACGTCCGAGCTCAAAGAAGTTGAGCACTTGGCAAGTCTTCAACGAGATATTCTTGCCGTGAAGTGCAAAGCCTCGATGACCGCCGTTGGCCTGAGCCTGAAGCACGACATTCATGAATGTCACGCCGTCTGGCTGAGTATCGACACTTGTTGCCGCATCATCCCCGACCACTACGCACTCGCGGTCGGGCGCCCCGCTCTGAATCCACAGCCCAGAAAACACTGAGCCGCCGCCAGTCTTCACTACGAGTGTTGGAGAAGTGGGAACTGCGTTCAAGAGACGAGCGTTGGTGCTCTGTGCGACGAGGTTGATTGGCTTTGACGATACGAAGTTGCCCTTATAGTCGCCATCTGCGAGCTTATATGAGCCGCCGGTAGAAAGAGCTTTTACCAGCGCATCCACTGTCGAAATCGTTTCGACGTCTGGAGAAGGATTCTCCAGCACTTGGATCTGTTCCTTAACCAACGCTTCGATCTGCTTTGCCAACTCGAGTGCTTTGTTCACGCCTCACCTCCGTAACGCCTGGGTGGAGCTGACGGTCTACTGTCAGGAGGTTTCAGCCACCACAGGTCTTTCCGACAACCGGGGCAAACTCTCGTGGTCCGTTTAACTTGAACCCAGCGCTTGCATTTATCCTCACACCAGCGCCAGATTAAGTCTGATAGAGATCTATGGGGCACTATCGATTCCCTAAGACAATGTTGAGTCCTTCGAACTTTGCGGTGAGCTCTTTGTGACGGGCCTTGAGATTGACGATTCGACTTTGAATTTCGTTGAGCGTTTCTTCGATTGCCTGCATCTCGCAGAGAATGAGCTTACGCTCCTGTTTGATGTCGTTCGTGGAAAGGTCTTTGTAGTCCTGAACAGCGTTCATGACCCAGATGTTCTTTTTGGAGACGAGTACTTTCTCTCCATCTTCGTGCTTAGCCATTGATTCCTCCTACGGATGAGACGCTTGAGGCGTTGGACACGGAGGTGTATCAACCACAGCATGGCGATGATCGCCCAGACGAGCACGGTAATCCAGATATCGAACCACATAGGCATAAAAGAGGTGCCCCACCGAAATGGGGCACCACCTCATTACATGCGGTCCGTATCGAACGATTCGTCTTCCATCCCTGGTTCGCGATTGATGATGATCGTCTTGCCCGCGAGCGATTCGTGGAACGCCTTCGCCGAACGATACAGCGCCTCGTTTTGCACGAACCCTGCCTGGCCGATCGCGAACACACCGAACGGTCCGTTGGCCGACTTCTCGCTCTTGGACTGGATGGTGTAGACACCGGAGTAGATGGGAGCGTTCTTGAACTTGATGAAACCCGTCAGTCGCTCCGCGGCCTTGGTCTGGAACTTGTTCGTCGTCTTGATGGAAATGACGATCGGTTCCGAGCTGCCGTCCTTCTTCAGGAGAAGTGAAACGAAGTCGATGTAGGTGGTAGCAGCGGGAGGAAACCGTTCTCCGCCGTCGCCCGTCGTCCACTGCAACCGAGGATCCCCATTGGGAACGTCCATGTCCAGGACAACGCCACGATTGTCCGGGTCATACTCGATGTGCTTGACCTTGCGAGCGACGACCATGAATCGAAGCTGTTCCCTGCCGTAGATCTCGCCCGTGAGATCGTTGAACAGTTCATACAGCTTCAATCCATCGATATAAGATGAACTTGCCGAGTCCATCTCAGGGGAGAGACCCTGCGCGATGCACAGCCGGGGGAGCCGAATGTCATTCGCCGTGATCTCTTCCGTGCCAGTCTTGTCTCCCACCTCGATCCAAGCGGGTCGCTGCTCAAGGGAGACGTTTTGGGGCTGCTCCACGAGTTCGCCCTTTTTTACTTCAGCCATTTCATGCACTCCTTCTCCTTACGAAAAGCGACCCCGTATCAGGTCGCACCACACGCAGGTCCATGTCAGTCGTTCTTCGTATTCTCCTGTCCAAATCGTAAGTGTTTTCTTCCACTCATGCTCTGGACAGTTATCGGGGGTTGTCTTCGGTCGTTCGGCGCGAATTTGCCTGTCGATCACGTCGAACAGGCTTGGTCCCAGAACAGGCGCTTTTTTGGCCATCCGGTGTCGTGTCCCTCGGCTTGCAGATCCTACACCAGTCACCATAGATCGGCGTCCAGCGAACCCAACTTCCACAGCCCCGGCATTTCTCGATTACCGGAGATAACGAGCTTTCCCGGGAGTCTTTCATTCAGCAGCGGCTACCTTCTTCGCGCGAGTGAAAACAATCTTCGGCCGTTGGTACGCGACGACACCGTCCGGTTCGTTCATTCCCTGCAACAGCATTTCCTTCATCATGCTGTTCACTGTCTGCCATGGAAGCTGCATCGAGCGCTCCATGTCATTGGCCTTCGCCCAGTCCCACAGTTTCTGAGCGTCTTCAATCTTGGCATACGGCTCCAAATCCACGCGGACCGTGTCGCCGTCATCCAACGAAACGCTAGAGATTTCGTCAATCTCGTAGCGGTCGGTCAGAAGCTGTGTGATCGCTTCCAAGTCCAGATTCGCGAGGGAGAGTTGCGCCTCGATCTCTTCCTTCTCTTGTCGCTGCTGTCGATACAACAGAGCTAAGGACGAAGAACTGAGTGCGTCTCCAATCTCTTCCAGAATTTCCTTCTTGCGATCGTTGACCTTATTCTGGTAGGTTGGATTTTCTGCCTTGAGACGCGGCAGATCGTCTATGATCTCCGCGTATTTTCCACGCCCCATACTACTTCCTCCTACCGGGGTTTCACACGGATGGTGCGGCCCACGCCCGGAATGAAGCCGCCTGATTCGGCGATTTCCAGCACCGAACCTTCCTCGAGTTCCTGAAGAGCTTCTACATCGACGCCGTCGTCGACAACCACAACGATCGGATCGTCGGGGTCCGCGATCTTCAGGTCTTCCAACAGATCCTTAACTTTCATCAGTTTGCCTCCTCTTGTGTTGCTTGCTACGCAAGCATAACATACTTCAGGTAGCTAGAGCAAGTGAAAAGCACTCAGCTCTACCTATTTTAGTAGGAATATCGCTATCACAGCAATCGCTATGATAATGATAAGAATGGCTCCTACGAATGCTTGCTCTCCTTCTTTCATTCGGCGACTTTCTCGTATTCTTTGATTTGGCGTTTCATTTCGTCGAGATCAGCCTTCCAGATGAGCATGATGTCATCGCTTTGAGGCCGCGGTGAAGAAACGGACTTCGTGTTAAACATGAAGTTCGCCACTTGAGTTTGCAGAAACTCGCCCTGTTCCTGCGGGGACCGTCTCGTGATGTCTCGGCGGGCGATTTCTTGAGCGGGAAACTCCATCTTACCTCCTACGTAATAGATCGCATCTCGACGAGTTACAACTCGAGAGAAGATGACAGGTTTCCATGAAAGGATGATTTTAGAAGTATTTCGTGGCATCGGTAGTGGCCTTCCAGCGATCCGGGCAGCGCAGAATGTCGCAGTATTCGCACTCGTATTCGGAAGGCACTCGCGGCGGCTCTTTATCACCGCCAACGACTTTCATGACAGAGCTGATTTGGTCAATGTCTGGTTTGATAATCTCATTGACCGGCACCACAGAATCTTTGTATTCGACTTCTCCACGAATGCGCCAGTTTTGGAAACGAGTCAAACCCATGGCGAAGATGTAGAGTTTTACCTGCCAAATGTATTGAGTCTTGACCTTGCCGGATTTTTCGTCGATAACCACGGCGTATTGGTCATCTTCCTTCACTGCAACGATATCTGGCTTTCCGCCGAGCGTGGCGTGTGTGCCCTCGAGCTTGAAAGCTCCCTCTTCTTCCACGAGAACAGCGTAGCCCTCTGATTTAAGTCGATTGACACGATTGGCAGTCATCGCATCGTGAGTTTTGATCCACGTTTTTAACTGCTCATTATCGCCCGTATCCGGAGACTTATCGTAATAGTAGTGAGACTTGATCCAAGCTCGCCACGCACAGCGATCGACTCCGGCAAGAAGACCTGTAATCCAGGTGACCCAGACATAGGGCTTTCCCTTGCGAGGAACCATTAAATTACCTCCACTTGAATTGCTCTCATCTTGTTACCAGTCGCGTAAGGATAATCGCTAGTGTCAATCGGAATGAATTTGACGCCTTTCCCTTCACGCATGAAATCCCAGTCTACAGGATTCACCATATCACGACAATGGATGAATCGTGTAAATCCGTCGGTGCCTTGAACAAAGGCAAACCCGCGTCGAGGGAAGACACGAGTAATGATTCCTTCCATCTTATCCATTAGTAGTTCCTAGTCTCCCAAAATAAGGTATTTCGGCCAGGAAATACTCCGACGTTCGTAGTGAACGTAGAAAACTCGATTGCAGCGTCGGGATAAAGATCTAAGAGTGCCCACAGATCTTCTAATGAAGAAGGATCCATGTGCCGCTGCAAGAGCATCAAGGTCTGTAGAGGACTGGTGTATTTCATGTGCCCAGCAGCCATCGCGGGACGCATCGGGAGTTTGCTAATCTGGTCTAACCATCCCTCTAACCCTCGGTAGGTTCGGCAGACCTCACCCTGAAGAATGCGCTTATCATCTGGACAGCCGTCGTCCATGATAAACACTTTCCCGGCTTGTTTCCACTTTTCAGCCGTTTTAATGGTCTCGGACCAATGCACACGTTCCCACCAACCCGCTCCGGAAGTTCCTGCCGGACGAATTTCACGAAATCCGATGCCTACACGATTCTTTCGTCCGAAGTCACACGCTTCTTCCGGATCACGCCAAAGACGAGTTCGGTTGCCAAGAACTCCAGCTTCCCAGAGTTCAAAGAACCGTGCCTTGCTTCTGATAAACATTCCACATTCCTTTGGTCGCTGCGAGTGCGCGCTGAAGCCAAATGGCCTGGAGAATGGCGTCGTCGATTGCTCGATGTCCTACGATCTCGGGGATTGCCGGAGGCTGTTCGGCGGTCATTTTCACCACCGTCCTCATGCAAAGCTGATCACGATAATTTATGGGATTCTTCATCCCAATCCAGTTGTAAAGATCCTGAAGGATAACGTGGTCGAAGTTAGCGCCCAAGCTCCACGTTACGCCACCCTCTTTCGTCCGATACCATTCAGCAAACTGCCGTAAGGCCTCGTGAGGATGAACGATGTGCATCCGGAGTGTGTCGCGAGCTTCCTGCTCCTGAGCCATCCACCAGTAGATCGTGTCTCCGTCAAAGTCTCGACCTCTCTGCTTGGAGAGATCGAGCTTCACATAAAAGAGACGATCCGGAGTAAAATCGGTATAGCTCTCCAAAGCAGCAGGCTCAAAAATGCACGCACCGATCGAAGCCACCGCCGCATTGTACCGAGTACTCATGGTTTCCAGGTCGAGCATCACGTGAGTCATGCCTTCTTATTCCGCCTTTCCAGCCAAAGGATTCCAGCCTTGATCCAGTCAATTGAGGTATCGGCGTCATAGAGATGCCGGAGGGCGGCGTCGACTGACTCACGCTTATAGATTTCGTGAGCTGAGAGCATTCTCCAAACCATTTGCGCCCACGGAGAATCATCTTCTGGTTGGGCAGGCGTCGGATAATGCGTGTCGGCATCTTCGATGAGATCGAGCAACAGTTCATTTACTCGGTTAATGTCACCGTCGAGTGCCATCGGCACGTAGCGAACCGTGGTAGGATATGGATTATGAGGAACGATTGGCATCGCTAATTCTTTCAGCGGCTCAATCGTTTTCAAATATCCATGCCAGTTAACTGAAATTTGATACATGGAACCTACGGGTCGATTTATCCAAAGTGCCATGTATTCGAGCAGAAACGCGAAATGAACCGCGTTAGCTCCGTAGGCACCCCAGACGATGTCATTTGACCGACAAAAGACGGTCATGTCCAAGCAATTCAGAGCATTGACTTGAAATGTGATCATCAAATTGCACGGCACATCCTTTGAGGGACTGCCAAGATCATTGGACGCGGACCACATCTGGAGGACGCAGCGACGATCGTCGGGATTCTTGATAAGAGTTTCTGCGATGATGGCTAGCTGATCGGTGCCTTCGCCATTCGGAAGGGCGAACAGCTTTCTCCACCTGCGCCCGTAGGCACCATGCAGAGATTCGCCATCATCGGAGAAATCCTTAAACCGCTTCACGTAACGAGTGAGTGGTTGCACATCCCAACGACCGTTCAACATCCAGAGTGACTCATAGAGATGAAAGAACGGGTTGGCATCGCGACGTCGGTCGAACAGGACGCGCTCGAGAGGATGAGAGTAAGCAGTAGTGACGGGAGTCGGATAAACGAAGACTTCACCGTTTCTACTGTTTCGACGAACTCCGTGCTTGAAAAGGATGTCTAGTCCTTTTGGGAGAGCTTCGTTGACGTTCCGCACTTCCAGAACTCTCATCTAGTCCTCATCGCAAAATTCGTCAAAGTTATCTGTCATCGTTTCGGAGCTATCACCATATTCTACCATGGCCGCTCGCGTCTCATCCACGGTCGATCCAATATCGTCGAGTCTCAGAGCCGCGTTCATCGGGTCATCCCCGGCGTTTCTAAACTCCTTGTATCGTTCGTTGATCAGCTTTTGACGCAGAGGGTCCATTGAACCTCCTTTTGAGCTTGTTGCCGCTCTCACCTCGTTTGTATTTGTCGAACTCACAAGCCCAATGCTCCACTTCCCGCATTTCCCACCGAGGAAATTCGACAGGCCAGTATTTGTCTTCTCTCGAGGCGTAGAGCAGGGCTTCCATCAACTCCAACATGATCTTCTGATCCACTTTGGACTCAGAATTGAAAGTGCTAGAATTGTTCCGCAGCACCCAACCGAGGCCACGAGCACAGCCGGGTCCAGCGTTGGCCCACGTGCAGATGTCTTTGGCTTGATTCAGCACCGGCGTCCAGCGGAGATCGCTCACGACCTCATACGACATGAACTTGCCGAGATAGTAAATCGTGCAAAGATCTTCCCACGCGGACTGAAGTGACGGTCCCCAGTTCTCAACCATGACTTTCAACTGAGGAAGTGCTCGATCTACGCAATAGAGTACGCCGTCCAGCTTCGTCATGTAGTCAGGGCCTTTGATGATGTAGGCTCCGGTGACAACAGGAGTTACATCCTTGAGACGTCGCCGAGCCTCTTCCGTGTTCCACTCCTCGAGAAGCAGATCTTTGATTAGCTCACCAGTTTCAATTCTGTTGAACCAGCGGAAGATGACGGTGGCCGCAGTAACTCGATATGGCGAGAGAAGTGCATTTCGAACATTTTCACGGAACCATACCGTAGTCTTGTCATCTTCTCGTCGCACGTTACAGAAGCGCCAAAACTGAAAGACAGGATCTACAGTCCAGTCTTTCGGTTCGAGTCCTTGAGACCGATGTATGCGGATGCGCTCGCGCTCGCGCGCAGTGCGGAAATACTGCTCTAATAGTTCCACTTCAGAAGCTCCTTAGTTACTCGGAGGGCTTCTTCTCGAGAATGGTAGCGAACATCGACACCTGCTGCGAGCAGTTTCTTGCCAGCAGAAAGCACCGATCGAAATTCTCCCGTGATGCTATCCGGTGGGTCGAGAGGACCTTTGCCTTTCTGAGCACGACGAGCATTAACCGCATCGATGCACTCTTGCTCAGGTGTGGTGAGAATGATAACGGTGGTTGGATAGAGCTTGTGAAGCTCAATCACTCGAGGAACGCCGTGCTGTGCGAGAATGCCCTCGTAGAGCACGTTTAGACCGACGGCTGACTGAGCTTTGATAGAATCGAACATGTCGTCGACGATGGGAATCGTATCGCATCCTCCACAACCGCCCTCGAGTTCGTAATGTCCGAGGACCCAAAGTTTACCTTCGTTATGAAGATATCCAAAGGGGCGTTTCCGGTCGAAAACATAAACTCGATCCCACTCAGATGAACTATCAAGAATTTTCCTGACAAGTGTACTTTTTCCTGAACCATGTGTGCCTCGAATGTTTACGATCATATCGCCTCGTTAAAAAGTTCAATGCAACGGACCAGAGCTTCATCTCGTGGAAGCCACTCGGTTTTAACCCCAGCAATTTTGAGGTGTTCCATCATGCTACGAACTTCACGAGCACGACGCTGAGTACGTTCAGGATTGAATTCACTCTTAGCACCACGAGCTTCGCGTCGGGATCTGACTGATTCCAGACACTGCTCAAGCGGCACATCGAGTGCTATCACATGAATCGGAAGACTGTCTTTGTGAAGCTGAATGCAGCGACGAGACTCGCCGCTGACCATGATGCCTTCGTATATGACATGAAAACCTGACCGAGCTGATTCACGAACGATGTCATATACTTGATCGACTGTCTTGAGGGTGTCGCAACCTCCACAGGGTGTCTCATAATGCCCAATTGAAATTACCGGCTTTTTGAGATTTGTGGAGCAAACGTAGTAGAGAGGCTTCCTTCGGCCATCTGTGAAGTAAGGGACAATGGCCTCATATTGGTCCATAATACGTCGAACCAAGAAGCTCTTGCCGGACCCTGACGTCCCTCGAACGTTGATAATCATAGGCGGCAGTCACCTATACACTATACTATGAGTTAACAAAAGGCAAGTGAAAAACGCTGAGGTTTACTTTTTCTTCTGCTCCGCAATCCACTCGCGAGACATGTATCGCGTCACGTCAAATCGTTCACGTCGCAGGAACTCATGACATAAATTCCATAGATTACAGCAGAAAAGCCATATCATCATAACCAGCCTCTTTCACTGTCTTAAAAGATCTATTGCAGCTTTCATCAAACAAGGAGTACACCAATCAACCATATGTAGATATACCTCTTCACAAATTCTACCATAAGCAGAATGCTGTGTGCAGTCGCATCTTGCGTAGAGACAATCTATTAAGACTTTTTTATCTGGAAGATTTCTTAGTAATTTATCAGATCTCATGCGTATTCTCCTGTTTGTGAAACCGCTCACAGGCCGTGAGAACGCCGCGCAAACCGCCCCTTGCATTGCCTTTGGCGGCAGCCCCAAAGCGTGCTCACGGGGCTGTGAGGGGCCTAGGATTGCCTTTTACGCAATGCCCGACCCTTGCGCCGCGCAGCGACCTAGCAGAGCTTTGTGGAGGTTTAGAAATCGCTCTTCTGTCCTTCTCCAGTTCCACACGGTCCACGGCCACAGAGTCTGAGACTGAATCCAGTGGTATTCTTCATCAGAAATTTCTCCGTAGCCAGGACGATCGATGATATAGTTCGGACCATAGGCTTTCTTAGCCTCAAACTTGACCATCAGCTTGTCGGCTGTTTCGACCGACGGATGCAACTCTAGAGGACAGCCAGCCCATGTGAAGATGACGCGCTGGACGTCATCCTCGAGGAGACGGAAGTTATCGAATTCTGGCGAGTGTTTCAGCCATTTGGTGACGTCCCCGAGATAGGCTTCCGCGGCATCGTGCAGAAGTGCCTGTAGCTGAATGTAAGGCTCTTGTCCTTCGCAGAGCCACGCCACGTAGCACGAGTGCTGGGCAACGGAAATAGGAATCGACGAGTGTCCCGCGAATCGATTGATTAGAGACAGTGAATGTGCAATGTCTTCAATATCGATGTCTTCAACCCGCACATTCAATGGATCGACTCTTTTCAATGTGAACGTCGTGATCATTCCACTAACCTCTTTGAGTAATCGTTAGCGAAACAACTCCAATCACGTTCCATCATGATCACCTGGCCAGTCAGACGGAAGTGATTCTGCTTGGTGGGGTGAATGCCGAGATCATTGGGATTGTCTTCCAGCCGCAGGTTTTTCGGCAAGAAAGCCTTCCGGAGTTGCCAGAAGAGATCGAGATCTAAACCCGCGTCATCTTTCCAGTCAGCTTCAGCTTTCTTGATGCGTTCGTTCATCATGTCGTTATAGACGTTAGGATAACGACGATTTGGACGAAACCAACTCTTGTAAGAGCAGAACGTGCTTTCGAGGGTAAAGTGGCTGATGGACGGTTCGTTGGGCATCCGCTCCTTAGCTTCCCACAGAAGTAGATTGGCTTCACCATCTAGCCAGTGAATAAGCTCAGGAGCGTATTTTCCGTTAAAGGTCGGGTTAGAATCGTGCCAATCCAAATCGTCCCTGCCGAGTACTTTACAGAGACCATTTCGAAGTGATTTTGAACCGTCCCGGTCCTCGAGGAACAGAGTTCCTGGATCGATCGGCAATCCAAGAATAAATAGATATTCCAAGTAGGACCATGTGGATAAGCGACCAAAACCATAGAAGTCATTTCGCACCTTGTCCCACATCATCATGAAGTTTGAGGCTTTACTTTGAGCCTGACAATACTTCTCAAAGAAACTCCGCTGTGTCTCACCATTCAGCTGACGCTGATAGTTCGCGACACAGTTTGCGAGCTCCTTCTTCCAGTAGCGCCGGTCCGTATCAAAATGAAGACGATGCCAGTTGGTATCCAAATAGTTTTGGAGCTCCACTGGATCGGTTTCCGCGAGATACGGAAAGCTCTGCATGATGATCGTGGATATGATCGGGTTCTGAGTATTGCCATTCAAGAACGCCCACCATAATTGTTCTTCTATGTCCCACTCAAAGACCTCGGATAGTGCTGGGATGAGATAATACACGCCACCCGGATGAGCCTTGTATTTCGTGTGGAACTGATAGAAGCGCAGAAACACTTCCCGACGGTATTCGGGCTTTCGAAAGTCCATGCCCGTTTCCAGATCGGAAATTTCATCTACTTCATTGATGTCGGACCAACGGCCTACTGAGCTATCCATTTCAGACCTCCCTGTCTCTTTTCTTGAACGATTACCGGAGGTTCTTGATGCCAGCCAGGCTCAGCGAGGAAGTAGTAACACCCAGTGGAGAACGCGCACGCGGTCACGGTATAGTTGTGACGTTCAAGGATGAACTTACGCACTCCTTGAATATACGTGGTGTGGTCGGAAATGGGGAATTCTGAAACCTTTGAATAGAGTTCTGTATGCAGATGGAGATACTTGGAAGCACCGTCCATCCAGACGATGGCCTTCGGTTGATGTGCGACGATCGCGTCCCATTCATCCTTCCACTTGGAATACTGAACCATCGTGAAAAACGGAAAGTCCAGCAGATAAAGGTCCGCAGCGACCTGTGTCATCACTAGCCGAGCATCCGCTTGCTCGACTAAGATGTTGTTAACTTCATCTGGATTAAAAGCATTCTGAAGTTGGTGATAGCAGTCGTCATCGAGGTCCATGATCAGATGAAAAGAGGGTTTGATGACATTCTGCACAATGGTCGCGAAGACGCCGACGCCACCGAAGGCCTCAACCACAGCGAGTCCCTTCGGGAGTCGATTAAGTAGAAACTCAATGCAGAAGGCATTTCGACCCACTTCGTGCGACTTCGCATTGATATACTCGTAGTATCCAAGCACTCGCTTGTCTTCGCCTGGAACAATCGCCGCTTTCCCCGGCATAACAGGAAGTCGCCACTTCTCGCAGACAAGTGCGATTTTCATTTTTCCTCCTTGGTGTCCTCTACGGGATTCGAACCCGTGTCTTCGCCGTGAAAGGGCGATATCCTAGGCCTCTAGACGAAAAGGACTTTAGTCAAAGAAAACATTGAAAAGATGAATTTCATCTCCAGGAAGAGGATGAACTTTTCCACAACCGACACAGTATAGTCCTTCAGTGCCGTCTCTTGAGGTACAACGACCTAGCACTGGTCCCTCTTCACAATTTGGGCATTTAGCTAGAAATGGTTTTCCGCTCAAAATGTGATTACGGATACTAGCTAAAGATTCAGGACTATCTCCCCAAATCCGTTTACTAATTCTAATTTCAATCATTATCCCCTCACTGAACGGGTTGCGAGATCCTTCATGTAGTTCCTGTCCACAGGACCGCCGATGATCCAGAAGCAAGTCGTGGGGTTGAAGACTTCCGGCATCCGAGCCATGAGGTAGTTCATACATTTCCCCTCGTAGGTCGGATGGAACGTGATGTCTTCCAGAAAGTATTCAGCTTCGTCTTGGTATGAGTAGATCCCGGCGCCGTGGAGATCACAATACATCCAGTTCCACTTGCGAACTTTGGATGCAGGATGCTCAACATCTTCACCAGAGATGTCTCTGATAATATCAAGACGTCGTTCCATCCATTGGAGCTTAGATGGACCGATGCCGATAAGAATCACTTTTTTGAGATTGGGCGGTGGATACATCGCAATCCCATAAAGAACAGAAGTAGCAGAATTGCATGAGCCAGCAGGAACAATGAGAGTCTCCACTTCTTCTGGGATGTTGCGAGCTTGTTGTCCACCGATCCAATGAAACTTCTCAATGTCTTCAGGTGGATGAAACAGATGGTTAAGCGAGATTCCGTATTCCAGATGGAGCCAGCCTTGATAGGCTGAGATGTCTGAGTTAACGAGACGTGTGACTTCTCGCTGAAGATTGGGATTGAACCCAATATTCAGGATTGTAAAGGTCGCTCCGTATTCCGCGGCGATGTCGACCGACACGTGATTCCGCATCGTGCTTTCTTTGGTAGCACCGATCACATGATGACTCTTCATGCCGAAGTGATGCGCGACGGCACTCGTCATCATCAACTGTGGACTCTTGACGCTAGCTCCTGAAACCAAGCCGGGGATATTCGCTTCATAAGCCCGATGCACGAGCCAGATGCACTGACGAAGCTTCGCGCCATTGATCCCGCCCGCGCCTAGTGGAGCAAAGAGGTCATCCCTTTTGAACCAGGTTTGGCCTTTCATCTGCACCGGCGTGGTCTCGTGAATCTGATGAATCCATGAATTCATTTGCATCCACCTCGTAGCCAAGCTCTCGCATCCGTTCTTGGAGAATTTCAAACACGAGTGCCGATGCCGACATACTTCGGTTGGCAGCTTCCAGTCGTACAGCGCGTTTTACTCGCTGTGTGACATGAGACGGTAGGTATTCGTTTCTATCGGTGGTGATGGCCATTAGCAAGATTCCTAATGAAATTTGTCACAGAGCTATGACTAAATCCTTTGGCGATACCCTGCCCCCAGTATTTGTTAAAGTCTCTGTTTACGATCCGACCGTTCTCAAAGTTTTCTGGATCAACGATGAGAGTTTGCTTCTCCTCCAAGTCTTCGTAGATTACATAGAAGCACCATCCAGCGAGTGCTAACTGACGACATGTCAGATTTTGGATGCCACGACTCTCCATACGACGAGTCTTGGTGTCGTATTTTACTTCCAGCCAAACCGTCAGGCCACTCCACGTAACTGAGATGTCTGGATTACCAGCACGGAAGACATCTTCATGCCGGAGCACGACCGACTTAGTAAGAGTCCGTAAATCTTGACAGAGTGCTTGTTTGAGTGTTGCTTCGTTCACGCGCAATCCTTCCACGTCTTTCCGGTATTGACTTCCCAAAGTATAGGAATCTTCATCTGTGGAAACGACTGTGTATCTAAAATTTCTTGAACCCGAACCTTCGTTTCAGGAATTCGAGCATCACCGTCGAACTCATCATGAACCGGATAGCGTAGAAGCAGTCCCGTCCACTTCCGTTCCTTATGAAGTTCTACTGATTTCTTCTTCGCAACGTCGGCTGCGGAGCCTTGAATGACTCCGTTAAGAGCCTTATGCAACCGAATCTTCTGAGGGAAACGAATCCGGCGACCCAGCAGGGTTCGCACATACCCTCGTTTAGCGGCGATGTCGCTGGCCAACTTGATTAGCGGCCCAGCTTCTGGAAGCTCACGGGCGTAGATTTTGTCTATCTCGAGGGCGTCAGCTAAAAGTGGATGAGAGCGCGGGACACGATTGTTGTATTCCCGATTCAACTCTTCAAACTGAGTCTTCGTAATGAACTCCAACATCCACGCCTTCTTACAGAGACCCGCGGCATAGATGGTGGCAAAGTTCAAGTCTTTTACCTGACGATAGGTGAACTTCGGTCGATGCGGTTTGATGTCAGCTTCAATCATGCGGTGGAAGCTGGCCTTGGGATCTTCTTGATACTTCTTTAGAAGTTTTTCGGATCGCGTCTTATCTGCGAAAATGCGATATTCGATTTGCATCGCATCCGCCGACAAGTGTTCTCCCTCTTCCGGAATATGAAGTTCACGGATGATGAAAATTTCATCATCGTGTGATCCATCGTTCTCGTCATATCCGAATAAAACTCTCTGTTTAGCGACTTTCATTACCTGCTGAATATTCGCTCCTTCTTCGTCGTCAATCCCGGTCGATGAGAATCGACCAGAGATCGTACCGACGTCCATTGAATCATATTCGTCTTTTTGAGTACGAAGCTGATGCAGGGCGAATCGCAGGATGCCATCGCTGCCGACGGTCCGCTGGTATTTCTGAAGATATTTGCTATTGATACTCGCTAGGCGAGCGATACGACGAGCAATCTGGATATTTTCATTTGGGATGTTCTTGAGAACGCTGTCGTGAAAACTAGGCTTCCCGCCCGGAGTCAGTTCGGTATTGTTGACACGTTCATGTTGGAAGAGCTTGACCCAATGCAGGGGCGTCGGATTGAATTTGAGTCCGGTATTCTTCCAGATACGCCACTTGAGTTCTTCGATCTTCTGTTGAATGAGAACACACCACAGATTGAGCTTTTCAACATCAATCTTTGCTGCGTTCTTTTCCATCTCACAAACAACGAAAATGACCTCTTCTTCGAGTTTACGAACTCGGTCAAGATCCTGCTTCGTCATTTCCGGACGGAAGATTTTCTCGAGCTCCCGAACCGCCCATACATTATATATGGCACGCGGCGCTACTTGCCCAGCATGATGTTCTGCCATACGCGACTCATCGAGTCGTGGCATGGGAGCTATCTTCAAGAACTCTGGGACTAAAATGTCTAGCGCGAAACGTTGCCGATGATCGTCAAGCAGCGCCGCTTGATGGGCAACATCAGCGACTTCACATCCTTGCTCTTCAAGATCTACGCCCCACTGGCGGAGCATATGGATGTCAAACTTGATGTTAATGTTCGTAATCCGCTTGCCGCGGAGCTCACGCTGTGCCCAGTATTTTACCTGTTCCTCGGGGAGATTGCCGCCAGCATGACCGAAGGGGAGATAATAGTTTTGATCACCGAAAATGACACTAAGACCTACCGGCTGATCGCGACGCCACCATTTGAGACCTGTAGCTTCGACGTTAAGATAAAGCTCCTTAACATTGCTCAGTGAGGGAAGCTCCGGCAGCTTCCACTCTCCTGTGAATTCAGGAATCCGTTTCCTGAGATCAAATAGCATCGTCTGGAAGGACATCATCGACGACGTAGATCGTATTTTCCCGCCTGTTGTCCATGAAGCAGTCACCACAGAGTGCCATGGTCATCAGATCACACTTCATGACCGGACGATGCTTCCAGCTCCGGAAACATTTCTGACACTTGTGGTAACACCACTTCGGTCGAGCTTTGGGTTTCTTTCGATGACTCATGAGAACTCCTTAACTGAGTGGCAGGCGTCTTGCGATTCATCCATTTCGCTGGCGACATCAGATTGCCAATCCTTCGTAGTCGACGGCCTACGATGATGTCTGCGCTTTTTCCCGACGCCCCGAGGGAGAATCGAATAACTTAGCTCCGAAGAGCTTCGGGCGATTCTCCTTACCGCGCTGCGTTGCCACTCATTTCTAAATTCAGTGCCGGTCTTTTGTGGTAGCTCCAACAACTGAAAAAGACCGGCAGAAATCAGTTTTGCCCCCTCTGAGAGTAGAGGATGTTGGAGCTATCTTTTAATCCAGTCCCTGTAGTAGCCCTCGCTACCCCAGCACGCGGATGGGGCATGGTTGTAAAGGAACTTCACGATGTTGACGAGTGCTCGCTGATTTTGATCATCGGCACGCGACACAGCTTCACGAAGATTGTTGCTGAGAACGGCCTGGAGGAAACCCCCGGTGGGGATTCCCTGAAGGATGTAGCTTTCCAGACTCGATTCCGTATGAGTCGGGAGCTTGTAGGTGTCGAAGCCCTTCTGGAGTTTTTCTTTCAGATGGGCCTTTTCTGCTGGAGTGAAAGCAATCATCTTGATTTGTGTCCTACATGGAAAAAGGGACAGTGAGGACACTTATAGGCATTCAGTGTCTTCGCTTCCCGGACCTTCGTGTCATCTTTCAGACGTGCGCGTAGTGCCGCTCTTGCCTTGCCCATCGACCGATGGGCTTCCTTTCTGTCACAGGGGAGCGGCTGGCGCATTCCAGTCAACTCTCCAATCGTCGCCATGTGTCTCCTTTCGGGGGAATGGAGCGGAAGGTCACGACTTCCGCCCCGCCCCAACCGGGCAGTCATACAAACCTAAGATGTGAGTAACCACCTATCGTGACAGCGGTGGATTCTTTCGGTTTGGCCCCGGTGCTGCTCTATCTCTCGATGCTAGGAAGAACCTTGCTGCTCCCGCCGATCCACACAAGTAGATGCGACGGTTCTCGACGAACGACGCCACCCTTGATAAGCGTATCAATCAAGTGGTTGTAAGTGTTGATGTCCATCTTGCCCATCACCATGGCATAAAGATGCCCAGATGGTACCGACTTTATCTCCTGGATAGTGTCGGCAAGAATGGCACTCATCTTGAGATAACTCAAGATTTGCTGTTTGATTTTGTCTTCTCCTGTTTCCACTTTTGTGTCCTCCTGTTGTGTAAGTCCGAGTACAGTGTAGCACAGTTGTTAACCCGAGCGCAAGGGAAAAATTAGGATTTTTGTTCTAGGCGCAAAACCTCCATTCTGTAAGATGAGATGCGTTCTTCGAAAAAAGTTCGATCACATTCATCGCAGTCGAGTAAAGATTTGCTGTCGCGGATGATTTGTTCCCGCAGGCAGTCAATCCATGGAAGTTGCGGAAGCTCACGCTTCGGCTTAGGCGGTTCGTCGAAAAGCGAAAGCTGATCCTTGCTTTTGATTCTTGCCATGCTTCTTCTTGTCGGCCTTGTCGAAGGCCAAGATGTCGATGTCGTAGAACGCAGCGAGTGCCGTCGCAATGATCCACGATTTGGAGCACTGCCACCGAATAGAGTCGCGCTCCACCGCCTCACGGATCTTCTTGTGAGCGTAGGCGCTGACCTGCATCTTGGGGATCTTGCTCTTCGGCTGATTTCTCATTCGTAACCTCTTCTCTCGAGTTCTTCCTTGACCCATTGATCCACATCAATGTGAGTCACGAACGCACCTTGAGGGAATCGGGCGATAAACTTCCGCTTGAAGTCTTGATAGAGAAGTTCGGCTGTGGCTGTTCCACAGCCCGACTCCAGCAAGATTGCGAGTGCCAACTGAGCCGGTCCGGAACCCTCATAGCCCCACGCGAATCCGGTGGGGCTATGGCGGCGGACTTTCAGCGAGGGACGAAGAGGAAGCGGCACATCATCAAGAAAGACTTGGCCGTAATCGCCGTCGGTGAATTCTCCTTGAATCTTCACACACCCTCCTTAGAGCCATCGATGACGTCGTCAGCCATCGTCTTGGCATTGGCATCAGCCACGGCAAAGATGAATGCCCGAACGAAATCGTCTCTGAGATTGTTCCGACACCACTTCACGAAGGCTTTGTCGTCCTTGTTCGGATTCGGAAGTTCCGAACCCGAATAGGTAATTTTGAAGTTAGGAGCTTCGATCGTCAGTTTCACGCTTTCCGGCATGTCCTTCATTCTGAAACTCCTTCAGCGCGATTTTCGCATAACGATTGATAAGTTCCAGACGGGTTTCTCTCCCGTCTGGATGTCCACTGTAGGAAATCTCCACGATAGTCTGGAGGAGACTTTTGACGTTAGAAAGATCCACTAGTCACCTCGAACGATACGCACATCGTCTTCGAAGACTGCGGGGAGCACGAACCAGTCAGCCACTGGTTTTGACACTTCTGCTTCCTCTGGTTTGTTCTTGAGGAACGCAGCGAACTTCTTGATGGCTTCGTTCTCATCGTCAGCCATCACCATCGCGTAGTCTTGGGGGACCATGGCCCACCCATAGACCTCGAACATTTTCATCTGACCTCCTACACGATCCAGACGAGCGTCTTACGTGCCCGCGTGATTGCGACGTACTGAATGTTCCTCTCCTCCTGGTTGTAGTCCCGAAGTGTGCTCTTCAGCACGAAAACCCGATCCGCCTCCAACCCCTTGGCCTTGTGAACCGAGGAGCAGGTGATGACGCTCTTCTGACCGAGACCGTCATCGGTAAACAGCGCGTCGATCGTGTTCTCCGCTTCCGTGACCGACTTCGCTCCCTCGAGGAGCACGCGCAGCGTTTCGGCTTTGTCGCGAGTTTCCTCGATCTTGTCTTCCTTCCCGGCCTGAGCGAACCGAATCACCTGACGCTCTTCCCACGCCGTGATCTTCTTCATCAGTTCCGGAACGGACCGTGCGTTGAACTTCCGAATGAGCGACTTCAGACCGCTACCAAGATCCCGGCCCGCGATCCGAGCTCGCTTCTGATTTCGCAGAAGCATCATGGCGTAGCTGACGAGCGGGGCATTCGTACGGGACAGAATGAAGTCCCCACCTTCGGCGGCAAGCACGACCTTGTCGGCCGCGATCTCCTGGATTTCACCTTCGGAGTTGTCCGGATCCGCTTCGAAGTGTGGGACGATTTCCTGCGCCAGCGCAACGATCCGCTTGCCGCAGCGATACGTGACGGTCAGGCCAAGGACCTCTGCATTGAGTTCCCGCGTCAGACGATCGATCGATTCACTGTCGGCGCCACGGAATGCGTAGATGGCCTGGTTGGGATCGCCGACGACGATCATCCGACCCGCGCACATGCCCTGAGCAATGGCCAACTGCGCCATGTTCATGTCCTGCGCTTCGTCGACGACGACGAGATCGTGCATGTGATGCAACCAGTTGTTCCGCACTGGCAGATAGATCATGTCGGAGAAGTCGATGCCGGTTTTGATGGGCTTCACCTTAGCGGCGAGGTCCATTGCTTCGAGTGCCTTCTTCTCGATGAACGCTTCGTCCCATCCCGACGCCACCCACGACTCATCAGGCAGGAGATCGAACTTATACATCAAGTCCGTCAGCTCTCCCATGTTGCGCGCCCACGGATTGATCTCCCGACCTTTGGTGCTCAAATCACGAACCAAGCGGCGGATGGGGTCGGGCGTCGTCGACGGACAGACTTGGTTGGCAAGATCGTCAGAACGATCATAGCCCTTGCTCATGGTCAGACCCGTCCACGCCTTTCGGCAAAACCCGAAGCCCGCGCTGTGAAGCGTCTGAGACTTAGCTCGCGGATTCACCTCGGGGAGTCGGACATTGAGCTCCTGCTCAATGCGCTTGTTGAAAGCGCAGTAGACGATTCGCTCTTCGGGAGCGTAGCGCCCACCTTCCACGATGGTTGTCGTCTTGCCCGTTCCGGCCAAGGCACTGATGACCTTGTTCTTCCTGGGCGTGTTACCGTTCTCTGCGAAGGCATTGAAGATTGCCCTCTGTTGACTGGACCATTCCATTCTGACACCTCACACGTTGTATTGGGCGAACTGCCCAGACCGCCCTCCTTGAAGGGCGGACCGCGAAGTTCACCAAGAGAAGCGGATGCCTCTTTTTAGCGTAGCCGTGACTTCGAGAAATGCGCGAGCAGATTCTCGCGCCCACGCGTCACGAGGATGATCAAGTGGGAAATCCCAGTCGGCATTCTTGTTGAGCTTAGCAACCGTCTCGGCATCCCACGCATTGCCGTAGACATTCATCCCAGTCGCTTTTTGAAGCATAGTTCCAGAAAGATCGCAGTCGAGGCCTCCAAATTTCAGGAGGCCATCGACTACATATCCCTCGGCTTGCAGCTTCTTGGCCCGGAGAGCATAGGGATACTCGCCTTTGTTGCCAAGAAGCGAGCATCCCATTGGATCACAGTAAGCGTCCCAACCCATGAAAAACTACCTCGTCATTCACGTCAAAGATACGAAAGTCTGGAAACGTGGCACCCGGTTCGATCGGCAGCAGTTCTCCAAGAAGGAACTCTGCCACAATTCGAGCCTGTCTCACCGTTGCTGGACTAATCCGCGGCAACGGTTGTGGTTCTTCAGTTGCAAACTGAATAGTGTAAGGAGTGATTGGGGTGATGGGAATGATCTCAGCGCTCAAGGCATCTCCCGTCGCGAAACATCGTTAATGGTCACATCCTTTATCCTGATACCGATTCCTGAATGCCTCGTCGCAGAGACTAGCTTCTCAGCGAAAAGTCTCTCTAAGACGTTCACGGTGCGTTGATCCGGTGGATCTTGCGTGAGCAATTTGAACATGAATTGCGGCACGACAGCTTCAACCGTGATGTTCAAGTGAAGACGTTGCATAGGAACCTTTCCCGAGTTGTTAACTCACGGCAAAGAAAAAGGTCGGCTTGCGCCGACCTCTTCCTCAGCATTCACGCGGTGGCGTGAACTTCCTTGACCTCGCCGACCGACTCCGGAACCGTGCCCTGGGTCTGACCGCCGACGATCTCCGACGCCCGCTTCGCGAGCGCCTCGGCCTTCTCCTTGGCCTTCGTCGCGCGCTCCTGAGCCTTCGTTGCCGCTTCCTCGGCCTTGCGGACCTTCTCGGGGTCGATCGAGACCCGCGATCCATTCAGCCCCGGCTCCGCGAACTCGACGCCCTCGACCGTGAGCTTTGCCGGTGGTTCGCCCTTCAACATCGACTTCGTGATGTAGACGCTGCCACGAAGATTCGGGATTTCGTAGATTGCCAGTCCGTTCTTGTCGACCTTCCGAAGATTGAGCTCCATTTCATTCTCTCCTTTAACTGACGTGCTTGCCACGTAACGAATACAATGATAACGCTCCACCCTGTCGAACGCAAGTGAAAAACGCTCGACTAGGCGGATTATTTTCCCTGGCCGTCTTCAAACAGGTTCGGACCTAGGGGTCAGATTTCGACTACACCTCCTCCAGACCGTTGTTGGCGAGGGACTCGTAAGCGGCGTTGGCCGACGCCAACTGCTCCTGAAGCTCTCGAATTCGCTCGAGTGCCCCATGCAACGCCACCGCCATGTAGGAGGTGGCGTTGGCCTGCGGAGTGCCGACGTAGCCCGCTCTGAACGCCCATCCGATGTAGGGTCCGTCCTGCCGAAGCATGATGACGAGATTCTCCCACGTGATGTCGTCAGGCTGTCCGTCTTTGCGAGGAGTCAGCTGTCGACTCCAATGATGCTCGAACACCTTTTCCATGTTCACTCTCCCGTAGTTACGCGAAGGACTGACGACGTCGGCGGGATGTTTTTCTTGACCTCCTCCTTAATCTTCTCCTCGAGAGAAACGACGACAAGGAGATGGATTTCCGCTTGGATCTTTCCGGCGATGGCATTCGCACGGTGAGTTTCGATTCCGGCGGCACGAGCCGCCTTGTATGCCCTCGCGTAGATATCTTTCTCATTCATACCTTATCCTCTGGCGTGAGAAAGAGAACCGGGCCGACGAGTTGCGGCACGTATCGAAGGGGCATCCCTGAAAGTAGGAGCAGGACCCTCTCCGTGGCTTTCTGATTGAAGTCGAGATGTTTTCTCTTACCGTCTTCATCAAAAAGCACCGTCTGCTGGATGCCAGGCATTTTCTCGACGTATCCGCCGATCAGTGTCTGCCATTCAGTAATCGTCCATCGTCGTCCCTTCGACTTGACGATTTCCTCTGTTCCGTCTGGTTTGATCAATAGAGCCATTTCTACCTCTTCTTTCGTGGTTTGCGCTTGAATCCTTTCGTGGCGTAGTATGCTCGTACTTGTTTCAACGTGAAGGTCCTACCGCTCGGCGAGCGATACTTGTTTTTGCCGACTTTCTTGAATGGCATAGACCCTCCTACATCAGTTCATCGCGTCGCATGTCGGTATCGAGTTTATAGCCTCGTTCTCGACATATCCTTTCTAAATCTGCTCTTGATACACCGCTTCGGATTGAATATTGCACAATCTGATGAGCCGTCACATTCATCCATGGAGTGTTGGTCGCGCAGACAAAAAGATATCGTTGAGGTGTGTGCTTGAAATTAGGACAACCGTTTTCATAGATTGTGAAATCTTCGGTAAGATTGTCCACGTTTCTAATCCACTCATCACGAAAAGCTTCCAGTTCATCAAAAAAGATCTTACGATGAGCCATTTGGTTGAACTGGATTTCTGTAAGACCTTCGATTAAACGATCAGCTAACTCAGTGGTGACTTTTTTGAACTGAGCAATCAGGTCATTTACTTCTCTTATCTGTTGACCTTTGAATTCTTCTCGCTTGGCATGAAGATACTTTTCAAGATCATCGCGAGTTTTTAACTCATTTTGATTCATCAGAATTTCCTCCAAGAATGAGGATGATCAACCTTGAAGCGAGCTTCTGACCAAGACTTGGTGTGGCGCCGCGTGAACGGTTTCTTCTCCATCCGCTGAACGATCTCAGGTGGAGCTTCCTTTAACACGCGGATCTTGAAAACTTCGACGGCTATCGACCGTCGTTTGTCCGAAGGCCTCACAAAACACCAGTCACCTTCGATTCGAGTTATGAAACCTCGAAGAAGCCCCTTGGTTTTGATACCTTCGATACGATAATTGTAGGGAACGTCAGCCTCTACCATGTCGCCGACTCTCAGATCCCATTTTGTCATAATGAAAAGGGCCGCCATTGCTGGCGGCCCACCTCTGCTACTCGGTGCCTTCCGGAAGTTCCTCGAAATCCTCGTGGTAGGGGTCGGGAGTGTCGAAACCGTCGAACTCGACTTCTTCGACTTCGTCCGGATCAAAACCTTCCCAGTCCGAAATGGCCTGGCTAACGGCTTCACCCGCCTCACCTTCCTGCCACTTCTCGCTCCTGTCGTCGAAGTCGCCCTGCCACTCCTCGGCCACTTCCTTGCAGAACGCCTTCGCTTCCTCGACTGCCGCGCTGTATTCGCGGATGGACGCGTTCGTTTCGCTGACCGCGTCGGCGATGATCACGTTCGCGTCATTGATCGTCTTACGCATGTGCTCGTAAGCACGCTGAAGCTCTTCACGAATGGACTTCTTCTTTTCCAAGTCGCCCTTGGAGAGCTTAAATGCCATGCGGTTTCTCCATCATCATTAAGATTTTGGTTTCTGTCGTAGAGATTTGCGCCAATAGCATCAGCGCAATCCCAGCCTCTTTTTCAGAGCCTTCTCTCACAAAGACTCTCAACGCTTCTTGGATTTGTCGAAATTCCGTGAGGGCTGCACCGGGTCCCTCGAGTGTGGCCACTCGTAGGAAATAGGACTCGAGTGAGGTCGGCATGACCTAGAAAAAGAAAAGGGGAGCCTCGTTGGCTCCCCCAATCTCTTTGAACTAGACCGCGGTCGGCTGACGACGTCCGCCCTTGGCCTTGGCCTCGGCCGTCGTGGTCGGCGTCGCCGGGACGACCGGCTCGCCTGCCGGAGTCGCCGACTCCGTGGCCGCCATCGTCTGCTGCTCCGTCGGCGTGACCGGAACTACCTCGCCCTGACCTGCCGCCGCCATCTTGGCCTTGATGCGCTCGACCTGCTCCTTGAGCTTGTCGGCGCGAGCCTGCGCCTTGCTCGCCGTCTCCTGGGCCTTGGCCGCCGCTGCCTGAGCCTTTGCGGGATCCTTCGGGCCACGAACCGCTTCCGGCTTCGGGTCCGCGAAGTCGCCCTCGAGCGTCATCTCCGCGGGCACCTCGCTGAAGAAACCCTTGGGGATGTAGATCGTTCCCCGGTAATCGGCCGAACCGAAGGCCTGGTAACCCGACTTGATTCCCTGCGACTTGATCACGATGCTCTTCATACTAACTACTCTCCTTGTGGGCTGGATTGCCCGAGTGCCGCTCCCGGCGGAAGCGGCCTCCGCGTAACCCCGACCCAACGACTACAGTCTAGCACAAAATAACAACTCGATGCAAGCAGATAACGCCGAAGTGTCAAAAAATGTTATCTGCCTACCCCGAGGCCGTTCGTCGCACAAACGGCCTCAGAGTAGGGCAGATTACCTAAGAACCCCTACGCGGGTTCCTCGAAATAGATGGTCCACGTGAACCGCTTGTCGAGATGCTTGTCTTCGACAAGCTCAAGAATCTCGATCCACGTCAGTCCTTCTTCGAACCCATCGCTCACGGTCCAGCCGATGCCCTCGCAGGCACCGTTATCGTAGATCTCGAAGACTAGTTCTTTCATCGGCGGTCGAAACGAGATTCTGCCACCTTCGGTTGAAGTTGCAGAATGTAGCCGTGATGCAACAACCAGGAAATTCTTTTCCGGTTGTTCAGCATCTTTTCGGTGACGTAGATCTTCTTAGCTGGCATCCGTATCCTCCTTGTAGTGTCGTCGTAGTTCGAGATCTTCAATCATGTCTCGCAGATTGAAGTATTGCTTCGTGAACTCTGCGTCGTCAGGCTTACATCCGTATGCCTGAATCGAGCAGACGTGGAGCGTGCAGAGCGGTCGCAGGTGCGGAGGAACAATACATCCCTCCGGACCCATGAACGGCAACTTCGGATGTCCCGTTTTTTCCAGGACGACTCCTTCCTCGAGTGCGTGCGCAGCCGCGAGATTGCAGTAGAATTCATCGCAGCACGACTGTGGAACCCGGCACTTGCGGCACTCGGGTTCCGTCAGTTCGCTCATTTTTTGATAAAGAACTTTGAGCTCCACTGTTTGGCCTCCCACGCAGCTTGGGCGCGAACCCAGCCACGCACTTCTTCGGAATCGCAGATCGGACAAAGAAGCATGAAGCCCGGACCTTCCTGCATCGGATACTTCCGCAGCTTGTGGCCGGACTCACAGATGAACTCAGTGACTTCGCTCTTCATCGTTTCCTTTCAGAAGATCCTTGAGAATCCTCTGAACTGTCAGAACATACATTCCACAGTTCTGGATCGCAGCCACGATATCTGGGCCGCTGGTTCTGTTTTCTTGCTCTGCGAGGATTAGCTCCTCGATGGCCTCTGACAGATGGTCGGCGGCTCTTTCTAGAGCCGCCCTTTTGAGATTACTCACTGGCTCCTTGCTCCTTTTCGTAACACGACGGACATCCGTCGTGATGGTAATGGAGTGCATCATCTTCAGGACAGTCCTTGATTGAACAAATCATGCACTCGTCGTTCTGACACGTGTCGATGTTTCCCGTGCAGTTGTCGAGGTATTCCTCGGAACACGAGCGTCCGAGCAGCTTTTCCATCTGCTTGACGGACCAGATCCACTCGTAGTCCCGTTCCCCTCGTGTGACCCAGTAATACTCGGACCAGGTCGTGTAGGTGGCCTTATCGGCAGAGATGCAATCATCGCAGTCGACAATTCCAAGACACTGCTGATAGAACTTCTGCCCACAATCGCATTGGAATATGGGCAGAGCCTTCCATTGCTCTGAGGTTCGATCCTTCCAGAGCAATCCGTCATGTGTTTTCATGGCACCTCACTTAGAAACTGAATAGATCGGCGTCGACCTAGGCTTCAGCGGCTTGTCTTCCGGACCCTTCAGATACGGGTGGATGTAGACCGGAAGATGCTCGTTGAGCGTAGCGTAGAACTGCTGTCGGACGTGACCGCGGACCGTCCACTGCCACGCAAACTCCCTCGAGGACTGGACGTCAGTCTGATGCGATTTTTCCTTGGACGCGGACCTTCGCAGCGAAACGACAGACACGTGGTCCTGTTCCTTCGGATTGCCGAGTTTGGCCAGACGCTTCCGCGCGTGCCGTTCGAGTGGAACTCGTTCCACAGCCATCAGCTTTTGGCGCATGAATGTTCCCGACGCGCAGACGAACTTCTTCATCTGGTCGATTTCCCAGTTGGTGCGCTCGTCAAAGAAGCCTTTGAACGAGAGTCGTGGACCGTCTATCTGGGAGTTCATCTTGTTGCCAAGATCGGTGCAACTCCAGATGGTCGGCATCACTTCGCCGAGTGGGTTGTGCGCGAAGGCCGTCATCCCAATGTATGGAATGCTCCTCATAGAGAAGACATACCATGAGATAGCTTTCACCGGAAACCGCTCTTTCTCCGGGAAGCTCTCCAGTTCGAAGGGCGCCTTCTCACCGAACCAGCAGAAGCCGGTATCCGTATAGACCATGTGTCTCGACGCGTCAATCTCAGCGAGATTGAAGTCTTGCATAGCCTGAACAATCAGGTCCGTGCAGCGCGCCGAGAAGTAGTAGGGTTGAGCTTGAGCCAGACAGATCATGTCGGTCTGCCATTGCTTCAACTCGTCAGAGCGGATGAGGCTTTGGATTACTGGACTCGAAGTGAGTCGTTGAAGGTCCAGGCGTGCCTGGACCTTCTTTTCGAGTGCTTCTGATGCGAAGTGCATATTTACCACTTCGGCGCGGCGACGGCGTTGATGCCGAAGCTCTTCATTCGGTCGGCATTCTGCTCCGCCCAGATTTTCGTGTCGACCTTCGGCGGAGCGTAGAACTCCAACACCTCGTAGTCGTCGTATTGTGACGAGCTCCCGACGAGTTCGTTCTTAGCGAGAACTGAAACGAGGCTCATGTAGCGGAGCTGCTCGACCCAGACACCGGGAAGCGTGTTGTTGGGGACCCTCTTCTCTTCCCCGATGTAGTTGATGACGCGGACTGTCCACTCTTTTTTCATCATTCCTCCCACCGAGCCCTCATGGCTTGGATACTCTCCAGGGGCACCTGGTGTCCCTTTGCTCGTTCGACGAGTTGCTCGTCGCTGAATCCGGCGTCGAACAGAGTTATAATGCGCTGCTCGTACCCAATAGCCTCTGCCGCTCGACGATACGGAGCCATTTCCCAATACTCGCTGAATGTGTTCGACACGATCACCAAGTTCGTGCCTCTACCCATCTCTTCGATAGTCATCGTGAGGCAGCGGTTGTGGGCGCGACCTAGGAGTCGCGGGTCGAATCTGTAGGTCAGACCTTCCATGAAGTAGTCGTCGGCCTCGTTGTGGGCCACCGATAGATCAAGATCTACCGCTGCCTTTACGTGCTTGAGGGCTTCGGTGGTCTTTCCGGATCCGGGCAGTCCCCGGATAATAACCAGCCTTTTCATCGCAGTTCATCCTTCTCGTTGGAAACGAAAACTTCACGAGTGTCTTCATTTACTTCGACACCCTCGACGGAACTATATGCTCCGCCTCGATAGATGAGTACTTCAAAGCTCTCTGGAACTCGGAGAAGCAATTCTATCAATTCTTTCACCGTCATTTTAACCTCCGATCGATAAACCAAGACGGCCCTCCGCAAAGGGCCGACCTTGTTCATCAGTCGTAGTCGGTGCGGATGAGAACGTCGTAGTTCTCGTCCGGGACGATGGACGTGACAGCGAAGCTCGTGTCATCGTCCATCTTTACGAAGACGTGGGGTTCGTACTTCGTTTTGCTCTGGATGAGCCTTTCGAGTTGTTCGAGCTGTCGGATCAGTTCGCGTATCGTCATACAGTAACCACCTTTCACTGAGATATCGAAGTTCCATCCGAGTCCGGTGCGTCTCACACTCCGGACACTCACACGACCAAAAATCGTGTTTCATAGCTGAAATGTGTGGATCATCTCCCCACCGACGATCCGGTTGACGAGTGTTTCCGCGCGCCTCTGAATTTCCGGCATTCCGATGCGACCATCCCGAATCGATTTCAGGAGTTCAAACATCGGAACCGAATTTTCGATCAGCGAACCTAGGCGGGCAATTTCATTAGTCGACAAATCGGCGACAATGAAGCCTCCCTCGATGAGCGCGTGCCCGTAGTCACGAGCACGCCCGTCGTCGTCGGCATCCGGATCGAATGTGTGCAGCTCGAAGTGGATGTCCGTGTCGTTGTGGTCCCCGTAGATGCGAACCGACAGGTCTGGGAACATCAGTAGACTCCATGAAGCAGGATCTTGGACGGCGGATAGATCTCCGCGTTTGCGCGCATCTTCTCGGCGATTCGGTTGATCTCCTTCAGCTGATCGTCAGTAACGACCTCGAGGAGCCACGTGTCGCCGTAGAAGCCGTCGGCGGTCACGTAGACCGCATACTGCTTCTCCGTCTTGTAGCTGTATGCCAGGATGACGTCGTTCCGAGGGATCCTGCCGCGCTCGAGGTCATCACGTCGGGTGATGTTGAGTGCCTTCCCGTCCCCGAGTGGCTTCACCGCGATCACTTCGTCGAGGTCGGATCGGTCGATGATCTGAATGTGCAACATCTAGTCTCTCCTTTTCGCAAGTCGAAAGATGGGCCGCTTGTCCTTCACGAAGTTGTCCTCGCTGAGCGAGATCCCGAGTGAGCCGACGCAGTCGAAATCTCCATACTTGACGTCGGAGAACACGACCTTCTGTTTCTGATCGCACTTCTGGAGTAGTTCGATCAATTCTTTCACAGTCAACGGATCCATTTCACCTCCTAGGTGCAGATTGACATCGAGCACATGAACTCGATGACGAGCATGATGAACAAGAACACTACGACATAGAGCACGAGGATCATCAGTGGTCTACCCATTGCGAGCCTCCAAGACGGCCCCGCCGAAGGCCACCCCCAGCTGCTTTTGAGCTGGGGGTGGGCAGATTCCTATCTGCGCGTGGGGCCGACCTTGAGGTTCACCGGACCTGATACCACGCGTCCGACGTGTAGTGTTCCACCAGATACGCCAAGACCGGAAGCAGTCGCGGCGAATACCTCTGGAGATGTTCGTAGAGCTCGCGTGACCCGAGTGCTTTCCCGCACGCGATACACATCCCGATGACGTCGTACCACCCCTCGTAGTAGAGCGTGGGATGAGGTGTGACGCCGAGATGAGCGCAGATCTCGTCGTCAATGTCGCAGAACTTGACAGGCTCCTTGGAGCCTTTGCGCATGAGGCAGAAACAGTTAGGCACGGAGATCCTCCATGGTCTGGATGCTGATCGAACAGACCTCGACGATGCGGGTCTTAATCCGCTCGCCGGTGAATGGACGCGTCTGCAGAATCTCGTAGGTGTGACCTCCGATTTCTGAGATGTGGGCGACGTGGGGGAACTCGTAGAACTTTCCACCCATGCTGGTGAAGGTGACCGTCATGCGATTTCTCGCAGGACGAGGTGAGCGGACAGATACGGCCGAAGGATGGACCTTCGGCGGTAATCCGAGAGAAAGTAGAACCCGACGGAGCCGCCCCAGACGGCTTTGGTGGCTTTGGAAATCACTGTTCATACCTCGTGTTGATGATGATGTCGATGTGGGACCATCCCAGTTCGATGGCCGCGAACACAATCTCGTCGCCCCACGCATCTTCGACGTGGGTCTTGAGCTTGTATCCGACGACCTTCACCTGGAGCGGTTCGATCTGACCCTGTTTGGTGAGAACCTCCTTCATCTTGTTGATAGCCCTCGGGTGCGGGATCGTCTGCGTCGAGATCTCGCGGGGATCGATGAGTTTCCTCTGGTAGATCACGTTAGAACCTCACGGTCTGGTTGTAGCCGCAGCGCAGACAGTGGAGCTCTTCGCTCCCATTCTCCGCGTCGCAGCCGTCGACGATAAAGTCGTGTCCCCGAGACAGGCAGACAAGACCGATGAAACGATCCTCAAGAGTGCGCCAGGCAGCCTTGAGGCGGACCCGGAGAGAGGGATTCTCCCCGGTGTAGTCACCCATCTCCGACCACTCGTAGATGTGGTGGTAGTAGTGATCGCGCCAACCTTCGAAAAGGATGGACCTAAGCTCGGAATTCATCTTCACAGCCGACCTCCCTGAGGTAGAGTTCTGCGACTCGACGACAGTTTATGCAGCCGTCTTTCAGCAGTTCCGATACGAGCCGACGACCGTGCAGCGGACATTCTGCCTTCGGGCAGTCTGCCTCTGGGTCGTCTCCGTGGGCCTTGAAGCTGAGCCCACAGATGTTGCATCCGTATTCCATTCAGTCCTCCTGCGAAGCCTTCATGACTGAAGGCTTCGAACGAGGCCTGACGCCCACCCCCGGCTCAAAAGCAGCCGGGGGTGGCACTTGGTCACTTCGTCTCGTCAGTCTGCTTTTCGAAGATGACGGTGACGATGTGGCCGTTCTGCGAACAGCCGTAATACTCGCGTCCGATAGTGGTCCTCGTACCCGCCTCGTCGGTCACGACGGTTTCGACCTTGGCCGCGTCATGGTAGCAGCGGACCTTGGTGTCATCAGTGGGGGAAGCTGCGCAGCCTCCGAGGGAAAGAAGGATGGCTCCGAAAACGAGTTTTCGCACTGGAATCTCCTAGATGTGTTCGACCCAAACGTCCTGGTAGACGAAGAACTTGCTGCGGAACCGACCGGGGATTTCGAGAATCGCCTCGTAGCCCTCGGGCCACGAGCCGTCCCGCTCTGCGTCGCAGATCATCTGCTCCGCGTCTGTGAAGTCTTGGACAGCGCCGATGCGCTTCCTCTGGCCGTCGCGTTCTGCCCAAAGCGTGAAGACTTGTTCCATCTTAGTGGACCTTCGTGTCGAATTGCTGGACAAACCAGGAGATGGCCTGCATCCGAACCTCTTCTGGTTGTTCGTCCAGCCATTTCATAAACTGGAGGGTGGCGTTGATTTCGTCTGTGGCCTCGACGACGAAGACTTCGTCTTCATTGTCGGACCACCCGCTGATTCCAAACATCGGCATCTCTTTATGCTCCTACTTCTTCCGCCACTCGATTTCGGCGGTGTATCCGTCGATGAGCTTGGCCATTTCCTCGAGGAGACGCTTCGCGCGGATGACGCGGCGCGGGTCGTTCGATTCGGTCAAGACCTCGAGCCTGTCGTTGATGTAGTCGATGATGGCCCCGTCCGTGGGCTTGAGTTCGAAGAGGGCGTTCAGGTCTTCCTGATCTTCCTCACGATTGCGTGCGGTTGCAGACATCAGATTTTCCCTCCGAGTGCCCCACGCAGTCCGTGGGTAGGTGTCGGCCGAAGATCGATTGTGATCTTGATGCCGACGCGGTAAAACACGAGCCTCCGCAGCCAGCCATAGCAGCCAACGCAGACGCTTTCCAGACGATTCTCGTCGACTCCCTGATGGCAGAAGCATTCTCTGCCACAGATGTCGCACTTGGCGAATTTACTCATCCTGTCCTTTCATCGGGTGATTGAGAAGAATGTGGATAAACAGATGATCAGCATGTTTGCAGAGTTTTCCACACCATGCGCAGAGCACCTGCCTGTGGAGAGCTTCTTCGCGGATGCGCTGAAGCTCGTCGTGTGCTTTCTGACTCACGTTTCTATCTCCTTTCTGTCTGCCCCGCTCTACATTTCAGAGTGATTGTAGAGTAGCTACTCGCAGAACCTCACGGGGCAGGCAGAAAGGTGAGAACTTGAGTTCTCACCCCATACCCGCGAAGTTCAGCGGGTAGGGCGAAAGGCGAGGAGCGCAGGCCCGGCGCCCGCGCTCCTCGACTTGCGATGTGCCTCGACGAACTAGGCGGTCTTCTCGACCGGCGCCTGCTCGCTGGCCGCGGGCTGCTCGGCCGACTTGAGCGCGGCGAGCTTGGCCTTCAGCGCGTCGACCTCGGCCTGAAGCTCGGCGACCTTGGGGGCCGCGAGCTTTGGCGCCGCGAACGACGACGTCACGGAGAAGGACGAGGGGACGGCGTTAGCCGCGAAAAAGCCCTTCGGGACGTAGACGGTGCCGCGGAGGTCGGGAGTCGTGAAGGCGAGGTAGCCGCTCTTGACGCCGACGTAGGTGAGGGTGATGGTCTTGTTGGTGTTTTCCACGATCTGCTCCTGGTTGACGGTGTTGTTGACGGTGTTGACGACGACGTTCGACGACGAGTTGTTTGTGCTCACGATGTTTGTCCTTTGACACGGATGGGCGATATTGCCCCGAGAAGCTTCAATGAGAGTCGAAGCTTCTAGGCGCGACGCCGCTGCATATGTGCCGGTGCCCTCAACATCGACGAGAATTATCAGGTTTTTCACCGATTTGCATAGATTCAATACACGACTGCGACTTGCAAGACGCGTGCCGGTTACAGCCAAGTCCGTCGATCGGAGTTGTAACCGCCATAACATCTCACTGGTACTTTTTCTTGACCTTCTCAGAGTAAGTATAGATGTATCTACTATCTATACCACCTCCCCTACTCTCTTTAAATACTTCTTATATAAGTAGTTAAAAGAGAATAGGTAGAAGACCCCAGTAAATCGGGGCTCTCAGGACGCTAAGACGCAAATAAGCAATAACGACGGCCCTACCCGCATTATGAGCAAAACCGCCGTATTCTCGTATGTCGTCTCAGCGGCCTGGTCCCCTCGACCAAGGGCCGGAGCCCTTGGCCGATGTTCCGATCGTAGGATATTGTAGGCCGTAGATGCACCTCGCCAGGAATTACGCCATTGGGCATTTAACCTCGGAACCGACGCCATCCACGAGATTCCGCTAGCACTGCTCGCCATGCACGCATGGACCGACACTAGCCGACGCATTTTAAGAAGGTTCCCGTTCGCCGATCCGGTTCAAGACCTAGACCTAGATACGGGACCTTTCAATCTCGTGTCCGACGTTCGATTGTAGAGATTCCCTACCACCGACCACCTGACCGTTCAACTGGACCTACGGCGCTGACCTAGACACCGAAATTCGAAATGCCACAGCCCCGCGGGTAGGGGCCGAACCTAGGCATAGACCTTCGGCATCAGGTAGCGCCGTAGCACTCCTGTTGCAGTAACCGTGTTGAAACTCTCAGAGCAGCCGTTCGGGTTTCCCCTTATCAGCCTTGTTGCGCGCCTTCGTGGTCTGGCTCGTCCTCTCCTCCTGCCTCGTAACTTTCGCCAAGCCGCCGTATATCAGGCGTTTACCGCCCTAACGAACGACCGAGCTAAGCTCTTAGAAAGGAGCCCATCACTACCACGGTGCTTGCGCCCAGCGGTGCATGTTCCGCCCATACTAGGCTGCTCTGCGTGCGTGCGAACTACGATGTTCCGCCCACGCCGCTTGCGTATTCAGTTGTCGAAGAACTCCGGCTTTGCTTGCCGCTCGGGGCTGTGACCCCGCCCGCCTCGCTCCGCCGCCCGCCGCACTTGCTACGCAAGTGTACCATCGAAAGTGCCTTCGACGCAAGCACAAAATGTTCCGCCCGGGCGTATCTAGTACGAGTCTCGTACTTTTTACTACGAGAGGGTTTTTCAGGTTTCATCATCGTAGTCCGAGCCGACGCGTCATGAGATCTCGTCGTCTCGACGACGACCTCGGTTTTCTCAGGTTCTCTCTCGGAAGTCCCCGCGGCCGCGGAGTCGAGATCTCGGAGAGAGATCGAGCGCTCTTCGAGCGCTCGCTCTCGTAGTTCTGCCTGATAAACGATAAAAGAGGCTCAGCCTCTGGCCTGGGCTCCATCCTCCTCTCCTCTCCTGGCCTTGCGGGTGCGGCGCCCGCGTGAGGTGGCCCGAAAACGCGTTCTCCGCCCGTCTCACGCGGTTCTCAGCAGGGGGCCTTTACTGGGGGTCCGTGGGGCGTTTTGCCCCGCTCACAGCGGCCTCTAGGGGCATCATCGG